TGAGGGCGCTACGGGTGCAACTGGATTTGAGGGCGCTACGGGTGCAACTGGATTTGAGGGCGCTACGGGGTTCGAGGGCGCTACGGGGGCAACTGGACCAGCAGGACCTAATACATTTACAATTAACCCAACTTATTCTAGTCCTACATTGTTATTCGATGTGTTGAGTAACGTGTACGCGGGTGGTAATGTCACGTTTACAGGGACAACCAATACGGTTTCGAACGTTTTCGTAACAAATGGGGTGCAAAATGGTCAATATGTAATATTTCTCACAAATAGCGGTAGTGGTAATTTAACAATCGCACCTTATAATGCAGGAAATTACCATTCAAACTTTGTATCAAATATAGTTGTCAATGCAAACAAGTGGGCGATCATAACATGTATGTACAATGGATCGCAGTATTTTATTTCATGTACTTCTTTTAATATATAATGGCACTTGTCGCATTTATCGGCAATGTCATGTTGGGAAATATCAATGCAACACTTTCTCCTACTACCGCAACTGGACAACAAAATGGGTCAACACAGAATTTGTCTAGTAACATTGTCACCACCGCGACTCTGGGTTCTGGAAACTATTCCTACCTTTGGAACTACAGTGGTACAGTTGTAACTTTTACAGGACAGACGAATAGTACAACAAATGTAAGTTATGCAAGTCTTTCGGTTGCAGGTTCTTCGACCATTTCCTGTACGGTCACAGATAATACAAGTGGGGTCGTTGTGAATACAACGAATAGTTGTGTCATAACTTGGCCAGTTCAATTAACGCCTATTACTTCAGTAACATGGAGTATTGCTGGAGCCACAACGTCAGCATATAATGGAGCGGCTCAGTCAGTTACAGTTGTGTCAGTTGTCCCATCCGGAGCGACATATAGCACTTCAACTACAACCGCTACAAACGCGGGTAGTGTAGCAAGTACAACAATTACTGGAACTGGTTCGTATTCTGGATCATTTACAAGTCCAAATTTAACAATTGGTACATCAACAATTACTATAGCATCCAGTGGTCCTACAAGTTTTGCTTTCAATGGAGCATCACGAACAGTGGCATATACTGTATCCGGTGTGTATCCTGCTGATACAAATTATAGTGTATCAGGAACAAGTGCTACAAACTGCGGTAGTTTTACCGTTACGTTATCTGAAACATCTAGTAATTATACATTAGGATCTCCGAGCACATTTGCTTGGGCAATTACACCAACTGCACCTGCAAATTTTACTGTATCAGTTACTGATTTTTATTTTTGTAATTTTTCTTGGACTGCTGTCGGTGGGTGCACATATCAGGTATGGGGTCGTGATACAGGTGGTGTATTTGCCATTGTTGTTAATAATATTCCAGTTGGAACGACAACCGCGGCATATGCTGCTGCTACAAATTTTAATTATGAATTTTATGTTGTAGCAATTGCGTCATCGGGAACGAGTGGTGCTTCACGAATTGCATATGTATATACCGGAAGAGGATCTTACCAAGAGACGGTTGGATTTGATGGTGGATACGCAAATCAACAGCCACTTTGTTTATCAGGTAGTGCAAGCGGAACTATTGGGTTAAAAAACTGGGCTCAAGGAACCTATGGAATTACTATTTCAACAGTATTTGTACGAAATGGCTCACTTAATTTTTCATCTGGATTATATTGGGGAACAGCGACAAGAACAATAAGATGGAACTTGAACGGAACAGCCAGAAACTTTCCAAATGATGGCTCTACAAGCGCTCCTAACCCGTTCCCAGGTCCAACTTCTAGACCTGTTACCACTACTGGAACTGTTACATACACAATGGTAGCCTCTGGATCTGGTTGGTCTACAAACAACTCTGGAGGTGTAAGCGGTGTTTTTTGGGCAAGAGCTGAATGGAGATGGACAGGGACTCAAGTCGTAACAGTTCCGGCTTCACAACCTACAGTAAGTTATAGTGCTTAAACAATATAGTAGTGTATTATATATAATGTCAGTCTATAAAACATATGAACAATATTCACAGGGAGGACAAGACATTTATGTTACCAGAATTTTAAAAGAAAAAAAAGATGGTTATTTCGTTGAAATTGGTGCATGTGATGGAATTTTAATATCAGATACTTATTTATTAGAAAAAAATTATAATTGGAAAGGAATTTGCGTTGAAGCTACACCATATAGAATACAAGATTTAAAAAATAATAGACCTAATGCAATATGTATAGAATCTGCAGTATTTTCAGAAAGTAATTTACAATTAGATTTTACAACCACATCACTTGATTTTTTAAATGCTATTACAGAATATGCCGAAAATGCTGTTGATTTTTTAAACGAAAATGGACACATTATAAAAGTTAATACAAAAACACTAACAGATATATTAAATGAAAATAATGCTCCAGAAAATATTGATTATTTATCAATCGATACAAATGGTTCAGAATTTAAAGTTTTAGAAGGAATTGATTTTATTAAATACAATTTTAATGTAATTACTGTAAAGAATTCATCTATAATAGAAAGACAAGATAAAATTAAAGAGATATTAACTTCTAATGGTTATTCAAAGCAACAAACAGTTATGATGGTCGATAATATATCTGATGATTTATATGTTCCTAATTCAATTTATATTGAAGACCATGTATATTAAATTTTGAATTATTTGGGTACGTCACCAAAATCAAGCTTAGTGACTACCGTGTCATCGCAAGGTGGCCACATGAGACCCCTTCACCAACAAACTCCGCAAGTTTTTTGGCTTGACCTTCCCAGGTGAGAGCCTGCGACCACTCGTAATTCTTTTTGAGGAGAGTACCCTTGTCCAGACTTCCATCCATGTACTGGAAGAGTTTTGTGAGACACTCATCTTGCCACGATTCGTCGAGTGGGTTACCGTGCGTGATGACACCACGGTCTCCGACGGTGTCTTCGAGCGCGGCCAAATTGTTTGTCACGGCGAGCGTCTTGGACGCAGCCGCTTCGAGCGCGGTCAAACAAAACGTCTCTTCAAACTTGCACGGGTACAGCCAGTACTCTGAAGTTTCCCACGCCTTGGTCAAAGTTTCTTTTGATACCCAGCCGTGGTACACGACACCTTGAACTTCTTGGAGCAACTTCTTGACTTCTTTCATCTCGTCGGCTGCGACTCTGCTGACCCACTCGCCGTCTACGTCGCAGTACAGGTTCAGGACTGCATCTGGAAACGTCTGGTGGATCCTCTTCCACATCTTGAGAAGGACAACTAGACCTCTATTCGGGAACGACGAGTACACGAAAGAGTTGTGCACCTTTGTTCCGGGAGACCCTGAACTCACGCCGTAGTTGAGAGTCTGAACGTTCAGGTGCGGAAACCTCTCGCGTATGTACCTTGAGTGCCAGTCCGTGAGACAAAAGGCCCACTTGAGTTTTGGATGAACAGGTATCACAGTCTCGTTTTGAATCAAGTCATGGAAAATGATTCCAACCTCTCGCGCGTGGCCCTCGATCGCAACCGGTATGTACTGAGTGTACCTACTAATAATGCAAGTGTCAATGACGTTGTTTGCAACAAAGTTGTGAAACATGTGAATCGGGTTGTACCCTACCCCGTCAACGTCTTCGGGTTCCTTGCACTTGCAAAACACAATGACTGCGAGTGCGGGGTTCAACTTTTTCATGTTTCGAGCAATCTCAATGACCCAAGTCTCCGAACCACCGACCCCGTTCGTGTAAATGTCCTTACCGTTCCAGTCGCTCCATCCGCCGTCCGCGACGATACAAAAGACTCCACCCGGAAACACGTTCGGCGTCCATGACACCTGTCCCATCTTGTTCAACTCTGTATGTATGTTGTACCAGGAGCTCATGAGATCTATAGACTCGCAATCCGGTTTGTTGTTTTGAAAAAAGTGCTTCACCGCCAATTCACCGAGTGCATAGTCCTTCATGTAGTACGAAGTCTCTGCGAGAAACTTTGGCAAAAAGTGGAACGACAGTGTTGGCTTCAAAGAGTACTGACGGTGAATAGGGTACCCAATCTCGAACCCCTTTTTAAAGTACTGATGGGCTCTCGCGTAATTCTTTTGAAGGTACCAGTGAATCCCTAAAAAGTACAAAGAGTCTGGTCTCTCCGGATCGAGTTCGTAGGCTTTCTGGTACCACTTTTCACACAGTGACCAATCACGGTCCAACTTGAAGTTGTAGCATCGAGCGAGTTCGAAGCACGCGTCAACCTTTTCTTGGCTGTACCCTTCGTTGGGGTGATTCACGCGAAGTTCGAGGTACTTGGCCTTGTTGACTTCGTCACCGATACACCCGTACGTTTGCGCAATGTAGTACAGACTCCTCGGGTCGTTCGGATCGTCTTGGTACTCCTTGAACAAGAGTTCCAGATCAAACTGTTTGCGCTTGGTCGTTCGATCTTCCATGTAATCCGATCTCTCGTCAAAAAGTATTGCTCGATTGGTTGGAACGGTCACATTCACATTGTTCTCACTTGGAATGACCTCATGAATGGTGTACTTGTACCTGAGACCCTTCAGACTCTTTAAGATTCTATTGGAGTAGTATTCGCTGTCACCCGACTTTATCATGAGACTGAACGAATCCGAAAACTGGTCGCTTCGGACTTCATCGAGAAAACTTCTGAGGTCGCCTTGAACAATATACGTGTCGTCTAGCATCATCAAAAACTTGCACGAAGTTCCGGCGAGTTCGAGACACTTGTTCCGAGAATCTCTAAAGTTTACAAAAGGTTCTTCGTACAGGTGTCCCTTCTTGTCAGCCAGTACCCTTCGAATCACGTCTTGTGTCCCGTCGGTGCTACCGGTGTCTAGAATGCACCACTTGTCAAAGTTTGGTTTGTTGGCTTCTAGTACTTTTTCAAACTCTGGTCCGGCATTTTTGACAATCATACACAGGCACACAAGGTTGTCAAAATACAGTGTTCCATCTTCAAACTTGTAATGTTTGAAATGTTCGACGAAAGTTCTCCCATAAAAGTCTCTCATGTACAAAACCTTTTCGAGACCGTGTATCTTGACTTTTGGGTACAGGGAATCGAGTTCGGGACTCTCTAGAGACAGTACGAAGACTCCGTGGAACTCCCCGGATCTGTTCAGATACGTGATGACGTGCTTCCCTTGACACTTTGGAATGTTGTCGACGAGAAACTCGGACTCTCCCACGAGTTCAAAGGTGCAGTCACCTTGAAACATTTCGACGAGTTCAGACAATAGCCCAGCTTCTTTTTCAAGTACCCCGAGTTCTGGAAAAAGTTTCAAGTTGGTGTACTCGGGGTGATGAAATTGCTGAAACATTGGATACATGTACCGAGTACTTTTTAATACGCGCTTGAACGCAATCTCTTTTCAAAGACTGGTTTCCAATACTTTTCGCAGATTTGTTTCCAGTCCCACTCACTGCGAATCTCTTCGGTCAGATTTTTAGAGTACTCCGAGATGATGTCCTCGCTCGAATTGAGCCAGTTTATCAAGTCGACAGCCTCTTCGACCGTATCAAATGTTCTGATGTTTTTGAGATACAACGAGCACCCAACCTTTGTTGTTATGACCGGAATTCCGCACGCACCCGCTTCACAAATACCAGCTGCAAAACCTTCGTGCGTAGAAGTGTACATCAGTAGATCAATGTCCTCGTACAACTTGTCATTTGAGTCTAGGTCCTTTGAATATATAAACACTGGTTCAATTCCAGCTTTTTGACAAATTTCACGAAACATTTCGGGTTGTTTAATATTGGTCCACGCCTCAGGCATGTCAGGTCTTCCAACAAACCCAGCCCTTTTAATTTTAGTAACTTTTCGGTTCCATGGAAAATGATCTGTATCAACGCCTATAGGAGTCAATTCGCTTGGTAAGTTGTACTCCTTTTTTATATTTTCACAAACTTGATCAGTTATCCCACAAAAGAGAGGACCATTTTTATGAACTATTTTTTCTAGGAATGATGTATTACCAATTAGGCTGCAATGAATAATAGGAACACATTTATTGTGGTACTCTTGGGGCAAGGATTTCATCCATCCCAGTTCTTCTTGGTGCCAGTTTATAGCAGAGTTTCCAAGAATAATATCATACTTTTTCCATTCGTTTTCATTCCATAGACGATCGCAATCTTTCGTAACACTCCAGTCAAAATAATCAAAATCATATGAATCTGACATGTGTTTAATTATCGCGTTATGAATTCGTCCAAGAGCCCATTTATTTTCAGACCAGATTGCCACTTTTGGTTTTTTTCTGTGAACCTGTTTAAGACCTGACAAACAAACTTCGGATTCATTTTTCTCGAGCCACTCGAGCGACTCTCTCTCCGGGTGCGACTGGTACCAACCAGCACCCGTTTGAACATCGAGAACAGTCTGAAAGTACTCTTCGTACATTCGAGAAACTTTGTTCAAACTAAAGTTCATAGCCCACTTGCGACACTCTTTGGGATCAATCTTGTCAATGTTTCGAGCCGCCCAACAAAACTGATCAAATGTTCGGCACCGGTACCCAGTTACCCCGTGTATGTTGTTCTCGGTGAACGACCCCCAATCGGTTGTAATGGTTGGAGTTCCGGACATGAGCATCTCAACCTGGACACCACCAAATGGTTCCACGTACATGGATGCAACAAACGCCCCCTTGGCGCGCGACATGAGTTTCTTGCGCTTTTCGCGGTCGGCGTACCCTATCAATGTCACATGAGGCGGCGTTTCACCGTCTAGACTTCCCTGACCCGCGATTATCAGCTTGGCGCCAATGGCCTGTGTGACCTGAATGGCGATATGAACACCTTTGCCGCTGTAGACCCGACCCAGAAACAGAAAGTAATCGTCTTTTTGTTCTGAAAACTCAAAATCATCCGGATCAAAATAGTTTGGAATAACCGCCTCATACCAGTCTTGTTTACACGTACCAACTGCATTTAGACCACAGTACGCGTGGTAAATGGCGTAGCTCTCAAAAATCTTCCAGCGAGCCCAGTGCCCCCCTGCGTATCCAATACCCGGTTCAACACAGATGAGATCCTGATGAGCGTCACAAATTGGACGGGTTCCTGAACCCCAAAACGGAAGTATAAAATCATTAGGCTGCTTCCTCTTGCCAACCTCTTCAATAGCATTCTTGTAAAATGTTCGGTACGCATGATCACCCATGTCAAACTTGAAAAAGTTTTTGCGCCAATCATAGTTTCCGTAAGCAATCTCGAGATCCTTGTTGGTTGTCACAGTCGCGTGCTCGTCGCACACCACGTTCGAGTCCTCGTGACCATAATGAATAATATAGTGACCACGTGCCTTCATCATCTTGCAAAACTTGAGAACCTTTTGAGTATAAGCACATCCAACATAATCAACATTTGTAACCGTGTGAGGAAGTCCCAAGCAGTGAAATCTCATTTCTGATAGAACCCTTTATTTGTTTAAATACGATATCACGCAAAAAAACATTTGCAAGTACTAAATGAAGAAGATTCCGGGTCACACAGACGCACCGGAGTACCGGGACCCCACCGGTAGCCAGTGTGTCACAAAGTGCGAAACCAAGTTACCAAAGGGTGCAAAGGCGTACTGCTACGCAAACGAAGACTCGGAAAGTCCCGACACGGATCAGTTTTGCGGGTTCGAACAACGTGGTTTCGTGGTAGGAGCTCCGGGTTGTTGCGAGTACTCATGCCCCAGTGAACAGTGTCCTGGTAAAAAAAAGCCTCAGAAGTACGTGCCTTCACCTTCTTCGAGCCACGAGGACAAGGACAAACCAAAAGATGATGCGCCAAAACCTCTTCCACAACTCATGAAAATGATACTCCTGCTCCTGGCCATCCTGGTTGTCACAGCCGGAATCTTTATCGCGGTAAGTTATAAATGAACTATTGTCACCCGGAAAGTTTTCTGTACTCTCAGAAGACGAGACACCTGAACGTCAACCGTGTCGGTGCGGGTAAGTACGGCCAGGTGTTTGTGGGATGCACGAACATTTCGTGCGGTCGAAGAATCGCCGTGAAAAAGAGTCTCGATGACATGACCGTCGAATTCAAAATTTTAAAAAGGGCTTACAAAGCGGATCCAGAACATGTTCCGCAACCGTATCTCGTCAAGACGTGCGAGCCGATTGGTTCGATCATGTATTATCAGTATATACCGTCTGTGACGCTTTCAAAGTACAAGAAGATTACGAAACCTATGCTCTTTGAAATCCTGAAGACGCTCTATAAACTCAACAAGGCTGGCATACGTCACAACGATGTTCACCTGAAGAACATTTTGATTGAGAAAAAGACACTTCGTCCGTACATAACCGATTTCGGACTCGCTGATATGAACAACACTCCGTCTTTGTTTGGAAACAGAAACTCTCGATACGACTATCACATGTTTCTGAACATTCTTTATAACCGTCTCGGAACGTCTTCACCGGTCCGGGTCTTCATAGAAAAGGTGATCCCTAAAAAGTATCTGGGAGTCACGACCAACAAGGTCAACCGATACAGGCTGCGTAATAATGTCAGTTACTCGGGACTTCCGAGACTCCGAGAGGTTCTTATGAAATTAAATGTTGAACAATATAAATGAACAGGGAACTCATCTGCGGAAAAAAGGCGGTCAAAGGCAGGCCGGGTGTCCTCTCGATGGAGAAGGACGACATGAAAGCCTTCATTCGTCAGAGCGGCACCGAAGAGGCCAAAAAGGCCCTGAGGTCCATCAAGGGCGAACCGAAGCGCGGTCAGCTGTGCGTTATTTTCCACATGTTCAAGGCTGGTCGCGATAAAATTCGCGAGTCGGCCGGCTACGTGAAAAATTTCAAACTGAATAGCCCGAACAGGCCCGCGAGCCCACCGCGTGTCTCTCGCGTTGCGAGCCCGCCTCGCGCCGCACGCCGCAGTAACAGCAACAACAAGCCCGCGTCACGCGTCGCGAGCCCTCCGCGCGCGTCGCGTCGCAACGTAGTCTCCAGCAATACAGACATCGAAACTATGCTCAACAATCTGCTTGCAAAGGCTCGTGCAGCAAAGAACGCTGCTAAAAACAACGCGAATCGCAACAACGCTGCCAACCTCAAGAAACGAGGCCTCATGAAGAGGCGCGAGCACATGTACGGTCCCCTCGTCACGATGGTGCGCCCCAAGTTTGCAGCCGCTTCGAACCAGAATTTTACAAACAGGAACACGAACGGCAATTACGAAGACGATGACTTTTTTAATTTAAAAGGAAACGCGAACAAGGCGGTAGATTTCGCACGCACTGGTCTGCGTAACCGTCGTGAGGAGGGCAAGGTTGTAAGAAACACGTCAGTTTTCGGCTCGAAGAGGAAAGCATATGTGCAGCAAAAGATACGACCCAATCGCAAGGAAAAATTCATGAAGATGTATCAAAAGAATTCGGCAAGTAATGGCAACAACTCGTCTTCAAACTCTGTGAAGAAGCCGCTGACCAAGCCTTCGTTCCCCGCCATGATGGTTCCTTCGGTCGGCGGAATGGCTACTCGCAGGGTTCCGACTCGCGCCAGCGCGCCGTATCATCTCCCGGGAACTCGTTCACGAGTCAACAAGAAGCAGCTCAAGGTTGCGGACGAAGAGAGGTGGCGCAGGCTCAAATCAAACAAAAAGTGGCTCGAGTTGAACATGATGAACAGGTCCACGATTGGAAACAAAAACAAACAAGCCGAGATTGCCAACAAGAAGGCTGAGATGGCCAACAAAATTCTTCAAGAGGTTATCAAGAATATCAAGAATGGCAAGCTTGTCCTTCCAGAATCACCAGTTCGAGCACCGGCGGTATCGCGTGTCTCCAGGAACGCCATGACCTCCGTGAGGAACCTCTTTGGCTACTCATCTTCATCGTCGTCCCCAGAGAGAAAGAGGACACTCAGCGTCAAGGAGCGCCTGAGGAAGAAACTTTCTAAACGAAAAGTCAAACCCACAGTTCCAGCATCCATGAGTGCTATGCAGGCGCAGCGTGTCGTTCGTGTGAAATCTGGTTCGAACTCCTCCAGGTCAAATTAAAAAAATGCGCAAGTACTAAATGATTGTCGACAAGCATCTTATGCGCTTTTTCAAAGTGGCTCTTATCGTTGCCGTGATTGCTGTTCTTGTGTTTGTAATCGTAAAATCTATGTCCGGATCCGGATCCAGTTCCATGCCCAGTCCCGTACCGGCTGCGAAACCAATCAGCGACGGCTGGACTGTCTACGGTACCCAGAGCTGTGGGTGGACCAAAAAACAACTCAAAGAGATGGATGACAAAGGTATCCCGTACACGTACGTAGACTGCAAGGACGAGAAGTGCGAGGGAATCAGCGGGTACCCGACCCTCAAAAACGATGACGGGACTGTTAAAGTTGGGTACACGCCCATGTAAGTATCCTGAATGGTGACGAGTCTTTTTTATCATGCACACAAATGTGCCTGATAAAAAAGACTGTAAAACTGTTAATGTTCTGCATTTAAGAAGACTTGCACACGCACGAGCCGCTGAACATAGAGAGGGCAATGGCGAGGAGCAGGGTGTCCAAGAGGGTCTCGACTGGTGCAAGAATCTTGACGTGCTTGACGAGAACCGTGTTCCAGAGGAAACGGATAATCAAAACGTTAATGAGAAGAACGACAAGAAAAGTGAGGAGAACGCTGACAAAGCTCGAAGGGTCCTGGATATTGACAATGTCTTTAATCATTTATATTACGGAAATAAAAAAGTCTGGATACTCAAATGCTGGAAACGCTGTCCTCATTCTGGTTCGTGCTGAGAAATCCAGAACTGATTCTTCGTGTGCAAGAATGCATTATGATTGTGCTTTTTCAGTTGGAGAAGGCGAGACCGCCCATACCAGACTGAATGCGAAGCACGTTGTAGTTGACTGCAAACATTTCAAGGAACGAGCCCGCTGCGACACCACCCTTGAGCTGGACGACAGCCTGAGAATTGTCGACGCGAGAAAAGTTGCACGTACCAGACGGCTGATGCTGTTCTGGTTTCAGTGCGAACGAGTAGCAGTAAATGCCCGGGTACGGGTTTCCTGTGTGGTGACTAAACGGCTGCATCTGATTGTAGTACTTGCCGGGCTGAAATTTCATGCGATCCTGGCCGTTGATGACGAGTTTAAACTGTGCGAGAGGTCCGTATGATACGTTCGACGTTGCCGAGTACCCGTCCTCGAGCCACTGAAACTGTCCTTCAGTCTGTCCACTAGGGAACAACTGCATAGGTACACCCGTTGAATAAGAAATTGGAATTGATACGTTACTCAAAGGAACACCTGATGTAATTATGGGTGCCGGAGATATGCAAATGTTGTTCTGGTTGCTTGCATTGCTCGTGAGATCCCAGAGCTGTTTCCCACCCGACGCGTTCTGGGTCACGCAAAACACGAGTTCCTTCACCGGATGGTTATAGGTGATTCGAACAAAGTTCTGATTCCCGACAGTTGCTGGAAGAGGCGCAGCTCCCGTGTACTGGAGCTGGTCGATGAGGTACTCGTGACCCTTCTGGGCAAACATGGTGCGTTCATCCGAGTCGAGGAACACGTAGTTGCCCCATACCTGGAAGTAACTTGGGTTAAAGTACGTTGTAAATTCCTTGGAAATGTCAAAGTCGAGACGGACTTCGTGGTACTGCAGGGCGATGAGTGGAAGGTACAGACCCGGGTCCCTGTTGAAAAAGAAAAACAGAGGGAGCATAACCTGACCGTATGAATAATTGGCCGTGTCTCCAAGTGATCCCGTCGGGTTGGACGTCATTTTACCGTACTGTGCCTTTTTGGTCTCGTCGAGGAAGAGCTCAGAGTACAAACGCCACCAACGCTGATAATGCTTGTCGATTTTCTGTCCACCAATTGTGAGTTCGACGTCGGCGATTGCTCGCTCGGCCATCCACGACGTTCCATCCCACGTACCATACGCGTTCGAGTACCCGCTCACGATATTGGAGTTTACTGGAGGAGTTGTCGTCAATAAGCTGATGAACATCTCACCAATGAGGTCTCCATTGCGTGCGACAACAACGGACATGCGTGAATTGTTGACGACATTGGAACCGTTCACGGTTTGCTGAATGCACTCGATTGCAAAGTTTGTATGACGCTTGTAGACTGCCTGAAAAAATGTAACCTTCGGGTCTCCTGTGAGGTACACATCTTGTTCACCGTAGGCAACGAGCTGTATAAGACCACCCATTTAATACACGCAAAGTTTTTATTTCTCGCTATAATGTATCAATGAAGAACCTACCTCTTTCTGGAGGTGAAAGACCGTATTCGTGGTACCCGTGGGGAGGAACCGGGCTCCACGTGGACAACTGTTACGCGTATGCTGTAGGTGACCACAGTTTGTACCGAAACAACAAAAGCGTACCCGGAAACCGCTCTGGTATGTCGAGCATCTTTCACAGCTACAAAAACTGCAAAGGTCTCGCCAAGCGCGTTATTTCTGACAACCCCAAAAAGGTGTACCGAGCCCTCGCAGAAGAGAGGTGTCGAAAACAGTTTTACAAAGTGATGATGTTTGTGGCTCCTACAAACAAGTACCAAAACGTGACAGGAGACTTTCACTTTTACAAACAACACGGGTTCGTCAAGTACAAAGTCAAAAAGGGAGACACTCGTGAAAGCATCGCAAGGTTTTTCAAGATTCCTCTATCGCGAATCCCTGTCAGGTTGGCGCCTATTATCAAGATAAAGGCAAATGTGTTTAGTCACAAGCTCGGGTGGGCGACCGGTCCTCTCCTCACGGATGCAAGCGGAAAGGTCATCAAGGACCCTCGAAAAGCTGACAGAAAGTACGGGTTCAACTACTCAAAGTACTGCTGCTCGTTCTGTGTTAAGAACAAGGGAATCGATGTCGACCGAACGAAGAATTCCAAGAGAATGAATAATATTATACAGTTCTTCTGATGTGTTTGTTTCAAAATTAATCTCACCTTGAAAACTTTCGAGAAGAAACTCTGTGATGATTTCATCAATCGTGACGTTGTTCGTGACCGTGTTTTCGACCCTGATTGTCACTTTGAACTTTGGGGCTGGCTCCTGAACGAGACTTCGACACATTGGACATGTGTTGCCCACTTCCATCCACCTGTCAATGCATTCTTTGTGATACAAGTGACCACAATCTAGTTGTTTGGATCTGCGTGTGTATCGTACAGGATTCAAACAAATAGAACACTCACACATTAAAAGTACTCCTGAATAAAATGGCGATTACTATACGCGTTTTTTACTTGGGTATTATATGCCATACGTACCACCACACTTGAGAGGAGGTGTTCCTAACAGTAATAAAAAACAAGTGACTCGACTAAAGGCGATAGCCATTCCAATGGCTGAAAACAAACTCGTTGTTGTTCGTGACAGCTCCGGGGACCTTACATTTCCAGGAGGAGGGTGCAGGTACGGGTCGAACACCCGTGTTTGCGCTGTCAAGGAATTAGAAGAAGAAACTAAAAAAACAATCAAGAAGAATGTTAGGAACCTCAGACCTCTCTTTATGTTTACGAGTAAACTTCGTTCAGAAAAAGAACAGTTGAGTGACAAAAATGAAGGTATAGATGTCACGTCAGAGTATCACGTGTTTGGAGTTCCTGTTGAAAATTTCGAACAGATACGAAAAAATTACTACTCTCAGAAACTTTTGAGCAACACCGAAAAGAAAAATAAAAAGTTTATGGAAACAATTGGAATCCATCTCATGTCTCTCAATAATCTGAGGTCCAAAAAACGTGTGTACTCTATTGTCAAAAATAACATTTTGAAAAGATTAAATGATCCAAGGTTTCGTGTTACACAAGGGGTTTCCAGTCGACGACCTAACAGAGCCAACGCCGGATACAAACACGCACAACCTAGGAGCAACGAAGAAACTCGCCCGAGTTCAAGCAGGGCTCGTTGGTAACCTAATTTCGTACGAAGCTGAAGCCAACGGGAGCCTGTTCCAGGACATTGTCCCTTCCAGGTGCATGGCGGACACCCAGTCGAGTCTGGGGAGCTCGGAACTCGAGATTCACACGGAGCAAGCGTTTTCGAACCTTCGCCCAGATATAATCAGTCTCGCCTGCCTCAGAGGCGACCCGGAGGCCTACACACACCTTCTACCAGTCGAACGCGTGATTGAAAACATGAGTCGAAAAGAAATTGAACTTCTTCACAAACCTTTGTGGAAAATAGGAGTCGACCTGTCATTTCGGTCGAGCATTGACGATACGGTCCGAGGACCAATTCCTATTTTACACAAAGACGGTAGCTTCGTGTTTGACCAGGATCTCATGATTGGTACGACGCCAGAGGCGACCGAACTCATACACAAGATTGTTGACATTTATTACCGGCACCGCACCTCGATTTGTCTCGAACCGGGAGACATTCTACTCATCGACAACAACCGAGTCGTCCACGGGCGCTCCGCATTCCGTCCTAAATTTGACGGGTACGATAGATTCTTGATCCGATGCTTCGGGATGTTGGACTTGACCAAAAGCGAGTACGCGCGGTCTGGGAACATGATACTCGCAGCCTACAGTTAAAAAGTCTTTGGAACCTTGAGGAGCGGGGTGTTGCACTCGACGCACAACGGGGACCCGCGCATGTTGTTCCCGAACGGCTGGGCGGCGTTTACGACACGGTCGATGACTGCTGGACCATCTTTCTGAAGGAGACGACGATACCGATAATTGTCAACAAGTGGGATTTTATTTGATTCCATTACATAATCATTGAACAAAGTGCTCGCTGTGCTGATTGTGAAGCACCTACCATCTGCCATTCCAAGTCGCGTCGACATTTATGGTACACCTAGAAATTAATTGGGGTATTTATCCGGGTAAAGTGCCACGGTGAGTACCCCTCCTTGCGCAAGTGCTCGATGCACTCATTGACGTTGTACCCGTACATCGTGTCAAACACGTCCCTCGTCGCCGACCTCGACACCTTGACCTTCTCCTTGTTCGCGTTGACGTGGTGGTTGATGAGGTTGTACGCGAATGCAATCTCCTTGAGTGTCTCCGCCCCAGTCACAATGATCTTGCCCGTGCTAAATATACTAGCAGTCACTTGTTTCATGTCCTCCGCCGGCTTGAACTTCACCTTGACGGCCGAGTACCTATCCGGGTCAAACGTCACACTCGAAAAAATGGAACTGCTCGAAAACACTCGAGCTGTTTCCATCAGATTGATGTTGTAGTTGAGACTAAAGTTTGTGTTGATCATCACGACGCGAAACCCGTTGCTCGGTATCTCGGTCTCGAGCAATGTACTCAAGATAAAGGTCAACTGCTTGATAATGTGTCTGCAATCAAACAAGTCCGAGCACCCCGCAATCTGCACACTCCCATTGGGAAACACCTTGACAGACTTTGTACTGTACTGGTCAGTGTATCCCAACGTGACCTGATTATAAAAGGTTGTCGGTTTCAACTTCCACTCAAATCCTTCAAATGTCGTCCCTTTGGCGCGAATCTTGATAGAACCACTTTCCTGTAACCTGCTTCGAAGTTTTTGAATGTCAATGTCCTGTAAAAACTTGGAAATGATTGTGATGGTTGTGATCTTGACCCACGAAGGACGATGTTCCTCTGGAAAGTTGTCGCGAAAGTACCCGATGGTCATCAAGTAATTGAACGTATGATTGTCAGCAAACTTTGACTCCATTGTTTTTTCTTTTAGTGTAAAAATTACCCGAGTAAGTTTGAGACACGAATTTTTCAAAACTATGTTTTTTTAAATATTTACTTCTTGTTCATCCTAATCGCGTGTTCGATTTCAGCAATTGTGTAATATGGGTGAAGCTTGACGCTCATTGAACCAAGTCTACGAAGAGTACTCGGGTACTCGGCGTAGTACTTCTTGCGTAATTCTGGTGTGTACCAGTGGTCGAGGTTCGACCCGGCGAGGGGGTGGAAATCATCTACGACGGTCCCGTCCTTGATCCAGTTTTGGATCGTGTCCCTGCCAAAGACTTCGTAGGCCTCATCATAGTCAAGACCCACAGGCGACAGCAACCCATACGTCTTCATGGCCAGGTACTCTTCGCGATCATTGAGCCCCATCTCCTTCATGATGCGAAGTGCGATTTCTGTGCGAGATTGCACGTCAAGGGACTCATGAGCCTTGCGGATAGCAGTAAAAACATGAACAATGTCAGTCATTCTTTGTTAGTAGCTTACATTTTACGTGAGTACTTTCGAGTCATCTTTTTTCGTAAACGTCTTTTTTAAAAACGGTTAGTGCACACGTGGACGTCCTTTGCGGTCCCATGCGTTCCACAAATCATACATGTCTGGACACGGGAAGATGATCTCAAAGAGGTGCTTGATGTGGTCCTCGCTGTGGTACTGTGCAAAGGCGTCCATCGTCTCGGTACTCTGGTACCTGAGCATGCCGTCAAAGTACCTGTCCACGTAATCGGAGTCAAAAAACTTTTTGAAGGTCACGATGCGGCTGTACTCGGCGACGTACTTCGTGAGCTCCTCGGTCGTGTGTGCGTTCATGCGCTGGAGAGTCTCCATTTATTAGTAGCAAATTATTTACCTCAGTATTTTTGAGACACGTTTATGAAGTGCACTGCATGTACCGCTTGATGTGGTCCTGGTACACCCTCTTGAGCTGCAACGCAGAAACGCGGCGGACCGACTCGTACAATTTTGTTACGTTCGTCGTGTCGAGGTGCGTTTCGAGTTCTCTGGATATGCGGTGCAGGTTGACGCAGTCCTTGCACCTGTTCAAGTGTGACGCGAATAGGTACGGATGCATTCTTACTGTGTAACACGCGTATATTTTTTAGTTGATACTAGTATGGAATCAAGGCGTCTGATGCTCAAGTACCACGATAGGGTGCCTGTCATCGTAAAACCTGGAAACGACCGGACTCCATCAATGGAAAAAACCAAGTACCTCGTTCCCAAAACATCCACGGTTGGAGAATTCGTAAGCGTCGTGCGCAAAAAAACCCAGATAAAGTCATATCAGGCTCTGTTCGTGTTCGTCAACTCGGTTCTCCCGCCGACCAATGCAACCATCGCGGACGTGTACTCGGAACACCATGACGCAGACGGATTCTTGTACATTACTTACACGCTCGAAAACACATTTGGTTAGTCACAACACGTGTCCTCGTCACATTCCTCTATCTCACACGTCTTCTTCTCAACAACCTTTTTTGAAACTCGTGGAGTCTTTGGTTTCGGCAAGAGGTCTTCGACCCCGTGCTCGCGGTGCCAAAGAACCCTCTTCCAAAAAGCATCCATTATCGGAAGATTCGTCGCAAACCATTCCCGGTCCCGTTTCACGTTCGTCATCATGAACTCGGGTGGGTTGGGCCACGTGAGCTCCTCGGGCTTGTACTGAATGAAGTCGCATTCCTCGAGGTCGAGAATCTCCATGAGAAGTTGGACTTGTGGTAGATAGTGAACTGGGACTTCTGGAGTGATTTTTCTTCTCAAAGGGCACTTGATTTCGAGAAGTTTCCCAGACTCCGTGAGTCCGTCAGGGCTGCCCCCGAGCCACTTGTGCACGGGATGTGGGTACAATCCAATCTCGTGCGCAACCTCTCCGTACTTTTCACAATATATGTCCCGGGCAATGTTCTCGTACTTGTTTCCGTGTTCGGTCGCTTCGTTGCCCGAAAACTTATTGTGACCACACTTTTTGAGTATCAAGTCATCGGGCTTTTCGTACGAGTTGACACCGATCGCGGTCGCCGCGTCGCTTGCTGTGAGCATGTTACCACGCAACGAGAGCCACTCTTCTGAACGTTGGTCCGCATATTCCCGGTCTATGAGTTTTGCAACTGTAGGATGCATCGTAGTTATTGTGGTGTCATCTCTTTTAATTGAACTAGTGCTTCGTACGCGGACGCCTGCTCGGCCTGTTTTTTGGTCCTGGCGCTCCCGTGACCCAGAGTGGCCCCATTGACGCTCACAGATATGCAAAAAACTCCGTTTGTGTGATTCGATATTGTGTAATCCGGAAGCGCGAGCTTGTTCGCCTGACAGTACCTCATCAAACGGTCCTTGTAGTTGTCGTCAACCATGATGCAGTCGAGGTCGACTATGGATGCATCTGAAAAAATTCCAATAACAAACTTTTTCGCGTGGAGCAGACCGAGGTCGAGGTAAATCGCTCCTATGAGAGCCTCGAGCGCGTCTTCTAGGACCTTTTCGTTGTGATTCCAACCGTTTCTGATGCCCTTTTCGTCCATGAGTATCCACTTATCGAGTGACAGTCTCCGAGCAATCTCGGCGAGCATGTTGCCCCTCACGAGCTTCGTGCGCGCCTTGGTCAGAAACCCTTCTTGGCGGTCCTCGTACTTGTCGAACAAAAACTTGGTCACGAGAAACCCGAGAACCGAGTCGCCCATGAATTCGAGCGTCTCGAACGATTCAGTCAGCGTGTACCTCTTCAGAGCGGATTTGTGAGTAAAAGCCTTTTGGTAGATAGCAAGGTTATTCACCTTGGTACCAACCAATTTTTCTATGTCATTACGGTTAAGAGGCGGTGGTTCGATGAGCTCATCGTTTTCTCCCTGGTCACTCATTTATGGTACTTGTGATTATTATTTTTAAGTCCGAGTGCAGAGCACTCATTCAAGGAGCCCCGAGTGAGTTGCACTCACGCCTTGGGCTTCTTGACGACCGGGCGCTTGACTTTTGGCGTGGCAGACTCGGTTGGAGTCGCGGGGGCCTCTGGTGCACCGGCAGCCTCTGCCGCCTTGGGAGCCGGCTTGATGTAGTGAGGGCTGAGGTACTTCTGGATGTTGAGAAAAGTAATCTGGAGACCGGCAGGTGGCTCGAGGAGACCGGTCAGCTTCTCGTCGAGAATGATGACGCGCCCGTTGTCCGGGTGCTTGAGGCTGTTAGACGTGACATACGCGTTGATGCGACGAGTCACCTCGCTGCGTGAAATGAGCTCGTCTGCTCCGAGCTCCAGAAACGAACGGAGCTTGGCGGAAACCTCGAGCGGCCTGTTGAAACCGTTGTTTGATACACGCGTCTTGGCCTTCTCACCGTCCGGGTCATCCTGGGCAGACCGAAGCTTGCGAATGAGCTTCGAGAGAGCCTTGATGCTGTTCTTGATCTCAGTAAGCTCGGTAACAATGTCAGCCATTTCTACACTAATAGTACCCGTGTTCTTTAACCCCTTTTCACGAGTCTCCAAAAAAATACGTGCGTATATAAATGGACAAAGATGTGTACACGGTAAAAACTCTAGACTCGTTCATAAAAGACAAACTGTGTCACGGAGACGAACTGTTGTACAAGTACTATCAAGACGTTGACGTTCAAAAGTTTCGGAGTCGACTCTCCAAGTTCGGGGACGTTGACGATGACGTCAAGACTGTGATTCAGACGTACATCACGGACGCCACGAGAGACGTGGTGTACCAAATCATTAGGGTCCTCACTGAAGACATCAAACAGTACGGAGACCTCATAGTGTCCGGTGGCGAGGCGCTCAACTCGTACCTCGACATTGAACAAAGAATTGTCACGACTGACATTGACACGAAGTTTACTCCGGTCATCAAACTTGGTTCGAAACTCTTGAGTGTGAACGACCCGAGAATGTTTGGATACATTCAACTCGCGAAACTGAAAATGTGGAACACACTGGGTCGCGTAGCCACACAGTACAACTCTTTGATTGTTCGAAGAGTTCAGAAGCTTGTCATCACAAGTCCAATCGGAAAACTTTTTGGGATATCTTTTCCAAGGGTCCATCAGTTCAACAGGAGGTACACTCTCATCAAGAAGAACAAAAAACTTGGAACACTGACTGACATTGAACTTCTCGCATTGGACTTGAAGTTGAGATACTATGTTCCGTCTGAAAAAAAGGTTTCGACCCAAAACATAGGAGGAGTCCTTGACATTGCCTTTATGAGACCTGGCGAGTTTGGGTCCGAGGTTGTCGAAACCAGGAATGTGTACAGGTTCAGATCAAAAAATCCCATAACTGGAAAGACATCTATGATTTCAATCAATCTCGCAAGTCCCAGGTTTTTGCTGGACGACATCTATGCTCTTCAAAAGTTCAACTTGAGACCGACAAAAAGAGAAAAGGATCGAAAACGTTTGTACACGTTTGCAAAACATATTGCAGAAGTTCCCAGTGCATCTTCCAAGGATTCTATAGATGTACTGTATCGTAAAATAGATACAACTGTGAAAACTTGGAAAGAGGGGTACTTTCTCGTGGGAAACAGAAGGAAACCGAAGCTCACGTCGAGACCCGCGTTGTCGAAACCAGAAATGTTGAAGACTCTTCGTCTGAATCCTTACACGTACGAGAAAGTCACTACTGTTCCAGACGTGGAAAAGGTGTACAAACAATTCTTTTACGGCGTCAAGGCGTCAAACGGCCTCCAAGTGCCAGGGTACTCGCCCACTTTTAGCAATTACAGGTTTGACATTCACAAGGGGGTCTGGATCAAAAACACCAGCCCGCTGTACATTCACAACGAAGCCACGCACCGCCCGAACAAAATCACAAACTTTCCAAAGGTTCCAGTCGAAGACACGTTGTATGGATACAGCCCGGCTCGTGACAACTGGATGCCCAAGACACTCGTCAAAAAGGCCGCCATGGTACCGCTCGTTGGTTTAAAGATTAAGGTGGTAGAGTAACCAAATGTTCGGTGTTCCCAAGAAATCTCAGGACGGTCGGTACTATGTCAGGCCGAACGAGAAGAAGTTTGTCCAGGTTAATGGCGTGACTCTGTTGTCCGTGACCCATGACAGCGTGACACTGTCAGTGGGAGATGCTCCGAGCGTCAGTGAGGTTGATGCGCTCATCCTCAGTGCAGCCAAGGAGAATTGTGAGTTGTGGTTTTCTCGTGTCGTCGCAGACAAGACGCTCGAGGCTGCGTACACAAAGAGTTCTTCAGACGGAGTCATGAATGTTTCAAAGCCCGCGTACCACAAGGTGTACCGCGTCAAAGAAGTCGTCGGAGATGACGCTCTTGTAGAGGGGTCTGTGTGTGACGTTGTTCTCGAGCTCTCGGGCATCTCGTTCACGAAGAAGACGTTCAGTCCAGTCTGGCGGATTGTCCAGACTCGTCTCAAGGTGCCTCCCAAGAAAAAGTATCACGAAGAGTACTTGTTCCAGGATGACGAACCGGATGAAGTTTCAGACGACGACTTGTTTGTGTGAAAAAAATTATACGTACTATATAAATGGCGTTGTTCAAGAAACTCAGTCCGAAGACTATCGTTGTGATTGTCGCTATCGCAGTTCTCTTGTTTTTGCTTTATAAGTCGGATGGTGCAAGTGTCAAGAAGAAGGAGATGTACGCTCGCCCGAACAAGAGCACCAAGCAGGTCAGCACCAGCGCTAGCAGGGCTCAGGCTATCAGCGGGTCCAACGTCGACGACGACTATGGCGATTACGCACCGGCCGACCTCAGTGGCACGAACATCAACCTGGACATCGGATGCTCTATGAAAGCAGGCACGGGGCTCGCTTCATCTTTGATGCCCCGCGAGGTTGCTTCCCAGGAGGACTACGCACAGTTCGCGCCCAACGACATTCTCAAGGGCCAGAACTTCCTCAACCCGCGCGAGCAGGTTGGGTGGCCCGAGACGATCGGCGGAACCATCCGCAACGGAAACCACGACCTCCGCGCAGACCCCCCGAACCCCAAGGACCAGTACGTCTGGAACAACTCCACGATTGTACCGGATCTCATGCAGCGAAATCTTTTCTGCAATTAACTAAATGGACGCAGTTATCATATTCCTAGTAATTTTCCTGTTTATCGGTCTCGGAGTAGGCGCGTACTTCTTAATGAAATCTAGCAAAAAGTGCCCCGATAATTGTTCAGACAGTTCATGTTCGAATAACATGTGCAAAACATGTTCTTCAGGATATGGTATCGATAATAAAGGTGCACCAGATACGGATGGATCTTGTCCCGTATACACACCACCACCGTCACCATCATATAGTTTAGTAGCGGCGGACACGAGTAAATCGTCCAAACCGTATGGAGGAGCATGTAGAAGTAAAGCCGGAGAACCTGGCGAACCTTCAGACTTTGTTCAGCCATATTCTTCAGCAGACAATTTGTCAGATTGCCAGGATTTATGCAGTTCAAATACAACTTGTAATGCAATTTCGTATATTCCAAGTACAAAGAACTGTGCCTTATTTACGAAAAAACCCGTATATACTGGCCAAACATCTTTACAAGATGAAGTCTGTTACAAGAAAAATTGAACAATTAAAGTTTTGAGAGTTCATGTATGTTAAATGGCCGACGCTATTTCTGACGCATTTCGCACAGCTATGAGGGACTGGGTCGATCTCAAGAAGCAGCTCACGAGCGCTCGAAAAGACATGAAGGTCCTCAACACCAGGGAGAAGCAGCTCAAGGAGTACATCAAGCAGTACATGAAAAATCAGGCGATTGACAAGGTGAACATGAAAGGAGGCAAGGTGACGCTCAAGTCGAGTCAGAAGTCTGGGTCTTTTACAAAGGCTGCAGTCCAAAAGGGTCTCAACCTTTATTTCCAGGGTGATGAGGTCAGGACGGAGGCTGCGATGACTGTCATCCTCGACAACATCACGAAGACTGATACGGAAGTCATAAGCCTCACCGGCTTAAAAAAATCTGACTCTGAATGAACAAGACGAGTCGAGATGGTCTGGAGCGAGTACGTTGAATACACGAATGACCACTTTGATGAAATGGACTACGACGATGAACAAGAAGATGTGCTTCCACCGTCGCCCATGGAAATAGAAGATTGGACAACCTGGTACTCAGGTGATCTGATGAACATGTGGTTTTCGTTGAAACAGTATCGCGATGACGTTGGTATCAGTAACTACGTTATGACCTACGCGTCATACACGGACTTTTGTGAATTTTGTTACAGCAAGTCGGATGGATTGCGGAACTCATATCCGTCTTGAGCCCCAGTTTTTTTATACGTAAACATAAATGATTGAAAAAATCGCAGTTCCTCTCGCACTCTTTGTTGTGCTCAGTCCTGGCGTTTTCACAACCATGAAAACCTCAGTACAGGATGTTTTTATAAACGCTCTCATGTTCGTTGGAATGTACTGGGCCATTGCTCGCATTCTCGGTATCACGCTGACGAAGGCTGACCTCGTCGTGCCGGCTCTTCTGTTTCTTCTTCTGAGCCCTGGTATGCTGATCACGATTCCACCGGGTTCCTTCATGTCTCGTCAGACGAGTGCGACTGCTGTGGCTGTGCACGCGGTCGTTTTCACGAGTGTGTTTGCGCTTTTGCGAAAGTACTTTTCTAACTACTATTAGCAAGATGAACCTCGTGATAGGTCCCGGAGGTATGGGAATATATGCGTTCCTGGGTAGCATATCGTGCATAGGACTCGACAACATCAGCGAAGTCTCTGGTGCGTCCGCAGGTGCTATATTAGGGCTCTTTATCTGCACAGGAAAGACAATAGAAGAAATTACAGAATGTTGTTTCGACATCGATCTCAAAGAGTTGTCGAGCCTGAACATCGCGTCGTTTATCATGAATTTCGGTTTCATTCCACACGGTCCTATTAAAAAGGTTCTCAAGGATTTTTGCGGCGACCCGACGTTCAAAGACCTTTCTAAAAAATTGTACGTGACGGCTTTTTGTGTCAACCGCTCAGAGACTGAATACTTTTCAGTCGACACACATCCAGACATGTCTGTTATTGACGCGGTGTACATGAGTATATCAGTTCCTTTTTTGTTTGAAACAATCAAATACAACACGTACACGTACCTCGATGGTGGCTCGCGTGAGAGTGTTCCGGTCATGGCTTTCATGAATAAAGAACCCGATTCTGTTCTTATACTCAAGTTAGAAGATAACAGAGAGCATGTACCCGAAATACTTGATCTCAAGAGTTTTATTCAGAGTTTGGTCTCTGTGGCCATTGAAAGCAGAGTGACTATTTCCACGTTTTCAAAGACCGTGTCCATTGACATGAGTGACTCGAATATTTTTGATTTTTTAATGAGTCACGAAGACAAGATGAAGTTGTTTGTGCGCGGGTATCAGGTAACCCTGAGCCACTTGGGCTCGTTCAAGTAACTGAATTCATCGAGAATGGGTCCGTCACACTTGAACGCATACATGAGAACTGTAAACAAGTCGATGGTGTCTTGCACTGCCGCGTGCGACTGTTTGTACGTCGGGTCTCTCTTTACAAATTGAGTAAAACTTTCGAGCCTGTTCATACCCTTGTTTACCGTCTTTCCGTTTTCGAGCGCCCACTTTTTGTACTCGGCCGTCATCTTGTGACAGCGATTACAAAATAGACTCATCGTACACACGAGCTTGATGGCGCCCCACCTCTTGTCGTACATACCGGTGTTTGGAAACTCTACGAGTTTGTTCTTGATGATGCGACGACCCCTGACGAAGTTCTGGGTGTCCACGAGCGCCTGAAGGTCGCTCGGAAGGTTGTGGCTCAAAAGAATGCCACCGTTTATGAATTTAATCATCGCCTTGATCGCGTCATGAAACCGCATCATGCGAATAACCTTGATACCGTGGGTTCGACAGACCTTCTTGTCGTTTTTGTGTTTTTTGTTCACGTGAAGCGCGTCCCGAGACGCCTCGAGGTAATCCTTGACAAACTTGCTGTTCAACACGTCAGTAATCTTGATGACGAGCCCCAGGTCGGTGTGCAATTTGTACTGGCTCGACTTTCCAGTCTGAAACGTCACGGGTATCAGGGACACGGTGTGAATGTACGACACTCCGCTTGCATTCAGGTGAATAGATTCAAAGTCGGCAACGACTGCGTTTATTTTCACCATCTTCTTGCACAGAACCCTATTTTTTTATATGCGTACTGTAAATGGACCCCTGTTTACCAGGTGTAAGTATAGAAGACGCCCGAGCCTTTGCTCGAAGAGAGCTCGGAGTCCCCCCAAAGTACGCAAACAGGATGTCTACTCAGCAGATTTGCAAGGCTGCAAGGCTATGCAAAAGCACAAACATCGTGCCTCCCATGGAGTACCGCATGTTCAAAGATAAAGTGTATCTCATCGATCCCATGTCTCCTCTTTCTATAAAAGATTTCCTGGCCCTTCTGAAAGGTGGAGACTTGGATGAAGTTGTGGTTGTCGCGAAAAAGCTGAAACTCGTGACTGATTCGGTCTCAAAGAAAGAACTCACGTCAAACATCATCAAGATTTTAAAGTCTCTTGGTATTTCCGAACCCATTGAGATGCCCCTGCGAAAAGCGTCTTCAAGTAGTTTCGGGACCGGCGGAAATGTGGGCAACCAAGGTGGCTTCGGGACCGGCGGGAACCAGGGTGGCTTCGGGACCGGAGGAAACGGGGGCAACCAAGGAGGGAACCAAGGTGGCTTCGGGACCGGAGGAAACGGGGGCAACCAAGGAGGGAACCAAGGAGGGTTCGGGACCGGTGAACCTGAAGAAGAACCAGAGACCGATGGGAATGGAAAGAACAACGGCGCTGGTGGGTTCGTTTCACAACCAGCCCCAGGGGTTTTTAATGCAAAACCAAACGGTGGTGTCGGTGGCGGTGGTTTCATAGTCAACCCTAAACCAACGCAAATTGGTCCCGCGAAGAACGTGAATGAATTTGACTCGTTTAATAACTCGAATTCTTCAAATAGAAACAACATATCTGAAAAAATTCAAGTTCTTCGAAATCAGGGGAACAAGGCTTCGAAACTTTTGAATCAGGCGCGTGTAAATGTCGTCGGGAATCAAAGAAGTACAAACGTCGTCGGGAATCAAAGAAGTACAAATGTTAGAAGTATAGTGAACAGCACTCTTGGTACAGAAGCATAAAAAATATTTGCTTATACAAAATGAAGTTGTTTGGACAGTTGTTCCGTGTCAGTTATAATACCCAAGCATCGAGACTAGTGGCTCAGATAGACGGGTGCCGCAAAAACCTCAAAGATATCCGCGATGTGTTATCGACTATACGATCCAAGAAAACGTTCAAGGCTAATTACCCTAAGCTGCGTTCAAAATACGACAGTTTGTACGCCAAGATTAAATCAATTTTGAGTACAATCAAAAGCGTCAAACAAAAGTTCGCTTCAAACGTGAACCGCATGAACAAGCCCGTGAACGGGAACAATAACGCATCTGTGTACGTGACACTTTCATCAAATGGTAAAAAGTACGTGATCACAAAGTCGCCGCCGATAGTTAAAATGGAAGCTGTGATCCAGGCTCTCAAGAAGCGCGTGGCTGTCGAAGTGCAAAACGTGCAAAACATTCAACCCGCTCCCGTGCCTGCACCCGAAGAAGACGAGCCGCTGAATAGCACAAACACAAATGCTCTGAACAAACTCAAAGTAAACGCGAACAAACTCCAGGGCGCCCTGAACCAGGCTCAGAAAAACGTGAACATTGGCAACAATAATGTCAACAGACAATAAATGCCGTGCGGGTGTATGTTTGTGAAACCCAAACTCAAACCAATTAAGAAGAAAACCACCAGTACTAACACGAAGAAAAAGTCTCTGAAAAAAAAGAAGGTTGGTAACAAATGACAGATTGTGCAATTTGTTGTGAAAAATTCAATGAAAAAACTCGCAAAAAAGTTTCGTGCAATTACTGCAACCTAGAAAGTTGCAGGACATGTGTTCAAAAGTACCTCACCGAGATTACGACCGATCCACATTGTATGCAGTGCAAGAATATATGGAATCGCGAATTCATAGATTCTGCATGTACAAAGACGTTCAGGAATCATCAACTGAAAAATCATAGAGAGAATATTCTTTTCGAACGTGAAAAGTGTTTTCTTCCGGATGCTCAGACTATCCTGGCGCATCGGAAAGAAGTGTCTCGCCTGATTGTCGAAAACAATGCGAGAATCATGCGTCTCGAAGAAACGATACATGAACTGCGTCGGACGAACATGACGCTCGCGAATCAGCCCTTGCCCACAGAGAAGCGCAAATTTGTTCGAAAGTGTCCCGTGAGCGAGTGTCGGGGATTCTTGTCGACCCAGTGGAAGTGTGAGGTGTGCGACAATAAAATTTGCAACGAGTGCAACGAAATCAAAGGCGACGAACATACGTGCCTCCCCGAAAATATAGAAACCATGAAACTCTTGAAGAAGGATACGAAACCGTGTCCCAATTGCGGAACCATGATTTTCAAAATCTCGGGGTGTTCGCAGATGTGGTGTCCCGACTGTCACACAGCGTTCAACTGGAACACTTTGACAATAGAAAAGGGTGTCGTACACAATCCACACTTTTTCGAGTTTCAGCGTCTCGGTGGGAATCTCGCCAGGAACCCGCGCGACATTCCGTGTGGCGGGATCCCGAGTGTGCACGAGCTGTACACCGTGTGCAACGTGAATCCGCCCCATCGTAGATGGGCGACCGCTACAGTACCTGTCGAGACGAAGATCGTGTTTGACTTTTGTCAGATTCTCGTGCACATAGAACAGGTTGAGATGATTCGAATGCCGCGAGTCGAGGACAACCTGGGACTGCGTCTCAGGTACCTTGAAAATACACTCTCTGAAGATGGGTACAAGAGTATTCTTCAGAAGAACGAAAAGGCTCGTGAAAAGAGCCGAGACCTGAACAACATCTGGACTATGGTTGTGCACACTGGGTCCGACATACTTCGCCAGTTTGTGAACAAGGAGATTACGCTCGAACAATTTAAGGAGATAGTACCCAATCTCATCAGTTACACGAACGACACTCTCAGAACTATCTGTCAGAGGTATTCTTGTGTCGTGAATCAGATTGATCCACAAACGTTCAATTTCATAAAGTTGCGACCACATGGACACACTGGCGAGCAAAATTTACGAAACGCTGGGCCCGGGGTACAATGAGTGCGTGTACCACAGAGCGTTTGAAGTCCTCTTGAGACAAGAGGGTATACCATACGAGACTGAGAGAATAGTTCCGATAGTGTTTGAGGGTCACACGATTGGAAATCTTCGGATAGATTTGATTGTTGAAAACAAGTGTATAGTGGAGCTCAAGGCTATAGCCAAGTTGAACGACGCGACCAGAATTCAGACGAAAAATTATTTGAAACTCACTGGGTTGAAAGAAGCTCTTTTGATTAATTTTCCTCAGACTTCTTGTCAGAAAAGTCCAGAGATTCTGCGATTTGGTACGCCAGAATGAATGGGAACACTTTGGCGAGCATCTTTGATGTAGATTTAGACGTTTTGTACCACGCTTCCGGGTCCTTGAATCCGTCCGTGAGCGCTTCTGTAGCCTTCTTTATGTGGAAGATTGCGTCGTCTACACAACAGTCTCTGTACTTGTCCCCAGTCTTCATGGCTTCGAGAAGAGGCACGAGTCCGTCCATTGTGTACGTCCCTTGTGTGGTTTATTTCTAAGCTACTAATATGGAACCCGCCGTAGTATCCGTTGTGATCCTCGCGTTCGCACTTCTCATAGCTGCATTTTACTTTGGGTACAAGTTTCTCAATACACCCGACAAGAAGAAAAAATCCAAGAAGGAGTCATCGAAATGTGGTAGATTACCAGTAGGTGGGATTGCATGGAACGAAGAAAACTGTACGGTAGATTGCGATCTTGGTTACGTTCGTGACACGAACGGTACAAAATGTTTGTGTGATACCTCACTAGGATTCATAGCGGGGAAGAGGGGTTGTGAATGCGATTCGTCTAAAAATCTTGTAACAGCTGTCGAAGGTAATTGTATTTGCGATGAAAACGGATATGTTGCGAAAGCTGGTCAACCATACACATGTGTACCTAAATAGTAGAAATAAATTCCCATTGAAGTTCTTTGCAGATGTGTTTCCAGATGACATCTTGTTGGTACAACTTTTCTTTTGATTTCAACAATGGGAAACACGGCAAGTAATCGTCTTCACCCAAGAGTTCACAAAACTTGTACAGCACGTACGAGTAACTCAAAAAGTTCTTTCGGGACTCGGGGCAATGTTTGTTAAATGGTTCTTGAATGTCACGGAACATCATTCTCAGACGGTCTTCGAGCGCCTGCGACATTTTAGGCGGCTGCATTCCATTGAGAATATTTGAGATGTAGGGCACGTGTTCGTAATACTTGTTCAATCGCAGTTTTTTGAGCAGAGCTCTCACCTTTGCATGTGTTATATCTGAAATATTCTTAATCTTTTGCTTCTTGAATTCCGACCTGAGTTGTTCAATGACTTCGCTTGGTATATTTGTCGTCTCTTGGGCCTGAAACTGGAGGAGCCACTCGTTGAAGTGGTTGTCTCTCTTGTACGAGTAGTGAACAATCTTCTCGACTTCTTGTTCCTCCTTGTACGAAAGTTCGTCCCCCAGGATGTACACGGTGTTCCCGCAGCTTCCGCACACGTCTACGCACGTCGATTGTGAAAAAATGTTCGACTCTTTGCACCGAGCACACGCGTACGACGTGATTGCAGTTTCGACCACCTCGTTTTCAATGACGCCCGTGTATTTCTCCACATTTCGAAGGTACTCGTGAAAAATCTCGCGTCTCTGGACGCCCTTTTTGGAGCTCGCACCGAACACGGTTTCGATGGTGTGTCTGTCGTCACTTTCTTTCGTGAGTCTCTCTATGTAAGGAACGCACGTAGCCATGTACTCGTACATCTCGTCTCGGTAACGTTCCGCGTTGACCGGGTCGTTCTGGATCATGGTTTCCAACTCTTGGATCTTGGCTTCATATCTTCCAAAAAAGTTTCCATCCATCATTAAAGAAAAGAGACTAATTTTCTTAAATGACTTTTTACGATGTCATCCAATACCTTTTTTATGCGATCGTGGCAATTGTTCAGTACTTTCGGGAGTTTTTCAAAGGACGCGAGTACTACATTCGAAAAGTTTCTCTCAAGTACGACCGTGACGGCGAGAGTGACGTCACGGATGTCACGGTCGAGTACAAGTACTACGGCGGAGCAAAAGCTGTTTTGAAAGGCACGTCAAAGGACGTGAGCGACTTGTGCTTCGCGATTTCGTACCTGTACAAGCTCAAACCCTACGTGTACCTGACACGGAACCCGGATCACGTCTTTCCACCACTGAAACGATCCGCGTCGTTTAAGGTTCCTGTTAAAGAAGCGTTTACGCTCGACGAGAACGACGCACCGATTCATAACGTCACAGACACTGTGAAACTGTACGAAGGTCCCAATGTAGACTTTCACGGCGAGGACATCCTGCTGTGTGACATGAACATCGGCGCGTTTTCAAAGCTGAGACTCGTGAACATTTTGGGTGTGGTTGTCGAGATTGATGACCGTATCAATCACCAGACTCTTTGGTCGCAAGATAAAACTTGAGTTCTCCCAAGTTTGCTACGTTGTACTTTAGAACCATGAAACGGTTTTCCTCCTCTTGCATTATCTGCACGGTCGCGCACATGCCGGTAGCTTTGGTGAACAGGTTCAGGTACTTGAGCGAGTACCGACCCTTGATTTCGCCCTCAAACACTTCTTCGTTGACGCACTCAAGGCTCGTCTCTTGGCTGGCAAAGTCCCCTTCGCACTTGATGACAAAGTGTGTAGAGTTTCTCTTGATTTCGAGATCTGTCGCGAGATTGTTCATGTCGCGACATATCCTCTGAAAGTCCACGGACGGCATGGTCGTAATCACGTTCATGACAATGTCCGGAACTTCAATCTGGTCCTCGTTAATGTCGAGCAGCTTCAGCTGAAAACGCGTCTCGGATCGCTTCGTCGTGTTTTCTATGAGAATGTCCAAACACTCCCTCGAATTTATTTCAACAGTCAGTGTGTCATTGTTTGAAATAAATTTCAAGAGTTTGAACATGTTCGTGACATTTACACCCGCAATTATGTTTGATTCGCACGTGTACTCTTCAAAATTTTCGGCAACCAAAAACATGTCGACCAGTGCAACGCGCGCAGTGTCAAGGGTCAAAACCTGAACACCTTTAGGTGTGAAGTACATGTTGACGTCATTCAGAATGTCCTTGAGGACTTCAAACGCCGACTTGAATGCAGAAGCCTGAATGGTCTTGAACTTCATTGTGTTTTCTGGAATCTTACTCTCTAACTGGTCACCTTTTTGTTTATTTTGTCTTGGAGTTCTTGAGTCATGGCTGGCTGGAGCGACTGTCCATAGCTGTCGAGCGAAAACATGTTTCCACCGCTATCGTCCGAGCCATCAAACGACGCAAAACTTCCCATATTTTTGCACGACTTCAAATCGCAATTCTCAAACGTGTTTGGCAAGAGAGACTCGAGCCAAGCTTTTATTTCCTTACCGACGAGAATTTTTCCATTTTTCGTCAGCATGGTCGGGACCCTTGTAATCTGCCTGGCGTACTGCGGTGGGACGCCCTGACGATTGACGTCGTGCAGTTGCACCATCTGTTTCAACTGAGGAGAGGACTGCAAAAAGTTTATGATTTCGATAGAGTGTGCACACTTCTGGCTGTAGATGAGTAAAGCCGCCATTATATTACTCGGGTGTTTTTCTTATTTTTTTTTAAACGCATAGATAAATGAATACAAAGGTTGCAGTACTCGCCCTCTTGGTGATTGCAGTCCTGTTCGTCATGACACCGCCGTCGAAGATCCAGGGTACCGAAAATTACACGGACCCGGTCACACCTGACCCCGGATACGGCAGCTGTGTCACTGTGGTGACACCCGACGAACTCGACCGGGTCATTCGAGCAACGCAAAAAGCTCTGAGCAAGCAGATTGGAAAATGCACGTACTGTATCGAAACGACTAACATTTGCCGAACCGGAAACACGTACACTGGAAGTTTCTTGTTTGTCGTGATGCCGGGCGAGACTGGGGGAGGTACCTACGGAGTCGGTGTCGAATCAACCGTGGATACGAAAGGAAATGTGTCAAACATCACACTGCAGTCTAACAACACCATAGACCAGATGGACCCGTACGAGCAGTTCAAGACTGGGAGCGACATCCAGACGTCCACACTTCCGACTGTCGCGCAGTTGCAATCTGCATTAAATAATGTATAAATACATGATTAATGTCAGACAAATTCAAAAGATTGAAGAAGCAAGGCGCAAAGTCAGAAAAGAAATATACAAGAAGATTCTCGAACAGTTTAGTCGAAAGATTCAGGTGTACGTCAGCGCGAATCAAAAACAAGTCTTCCTAGAGGTTCCCGTCTTTCTTGTGGGGTACCCTTCTTATAACGTCGAAACAGCCGCCGTGTACCTGAAACGACAGCTTGAACTCGGAGGGTTCAGGGTCGTGAACGCGTCTACGACTTCGTTCAACGTCTCGTGGCAAAAGGAAACTCCCCAACGCAGAGAACCATCACGTGTCGCGCACGAGCCCGCGCCACCGACTTTTTCAGAAGACTACTTCCCGTCACTCATAAACTTGAAAAAGGCTGCGAAAAGATACTCATAGTTTTTTACTCTGTGACATATAATGGACGGTCTCACGGTTCTCGTTGAAGCAAAGAAGGAGTACCTGGCGCAGTTGTGTTGTGTCATGTGTCCGCACATGATTACGGTTTTCGAAACCATGTATACCGAATCTACTCGTATGTCAAACGGTAAACAAGTTCTCATACAGTTTCAAAAACTTCTCAAAGAGGTTCCAAACTGGAACGATCACATGATTAGTCAGCACGTTAGCAGCATCTCGAGTTCGTGCGGTTGGTTCAACGACCTTGTTGCGGCGGTGTTTGTGAGTTACGTCAAGATTCTTTCATCAGTGAGAATCAACTCCGACAACAAGAAGATTTCTTTGAAACTTCCTTCGAATGATGTCTTCATACATGGATGTTTTATACACGCAGCCAAAGACTTGTATAAAGATCCATATGTGTATCATGAAGAAATGTCAGAGTATGACCGCGACGCGAATCTCACCAGGCGTTTCATTGTGTGCATCGAAAACACTGTCAAGCAGATGATTCCTATCCAAGAGATTCTCAAGACGTACATTTCTCACAAGGATGATATTGATATGAGTACCCAGGTCGAGGAACCCGACGAACAGTTCGCAGAGGAACCTGTTCCTGAGCCCGAGCCGGAACCAGAGCCCGCTCCAGTACCAGAGGTTCCTGGGCTAGCAGAGGCACCTGCCGTTCCAGAGACTTCACCTCCTCCACCAGAAAATGAAGTAAAAAACATCAACGTGAATGGTCAAGTTTCACAACAAGAAGAAGATGTTCTTTTTCCAGATGCACAATAAAAAAAGTTTGCTGATACTAAATGGACATAAGTGAGCAACTCAAGGATCCTATGATGGCTGCACTTTTCGCCGCTGCCGCCACGTCTGCATACATTTACGTGAAGAACCAGATGAACTCAGGGGACAAACTTCCCCTGAGTGCATTCGCCAAGCCATCCGCACTGATCGCTCTTCTTGTGTACTTTATCGTGTACAGTGGATCACAACGTGAAAAGATTTCTTCAGAGCCGTTCTAATGACCCACTTAAAGCTATGAGTTCAAAACTAGGTACATGACTTCCATCAGCACTTTCAATGATATGCTCGGACAGTTCATCAACGAGCTCGAGAACACTTTTCCAGAGGAGCCAGCTTTCAAGAAGTACCACGTGTCCTTTGACATTATGAGGGCTGCGAACCCCCGCAAGTGTGTTGATGCGTTCATGAAGACGGCTGGCAAGTACTCGAATCAGATTATGCAGAAGGATGATTCATTTTTCTCAGAGTTGGAAGAGTTGCCCATCAACAAGTACTGGAACGACGACCTGTCTGAGGGGACCAAGGGTGCAATCTGGCAGTACCTTCAGACGCTCAACATTCTAGGAATGACAATCACGACAATTCCAGCTGACATGCTCAGTATGGTCGAGGGAGCCGCTGCCAAGTGTGCGGAGAGCATGCAAGGCGGTGGCGACGAGAAGTCTCTCATGACTGGAATGTCAAGTCTTTTTTCAAGCATGTCTGGGCTTCTTGGTCAAGAAAAAAACTAGGGTGATACTATAAATGACGAGTTGGTTTGATAAACCTACAGAACTTTTTAGGTCTGATAAGATAACATCATTTTGGCCGAACGACAGTCAGTCCGCCGCAGAGCGGATAAACGCCAGTACACGATTTATTCTGTACGCCACATGTGTTCTTTATCTTATCAAGCGAGATTTACGAGTGATTGTTTTGGGAATGCTGGCCATTGGTGGTCTATTTTTCATGGCCAAAACTGGCGTTGTCAAAGATCCTGGAGTCACAGTGGTTGGCGGTGGCAACTGTCAGAGGCCGACGAGTGACAACCCTCTCGGCAACGTCCTTCTCTCCGACTACACCGACGACCCGAACCGCCCCGAGGCGTGTTGGTACCCTTCGGTCAAACCACAAGTAGAGGAGTACCTAGACAACACGGTGAAGTTTGGTCCGGCGCGAACCCGGTCGCCGACCGCCAAGTATCAACGAAAGGCGTTCGCGAGGCAGTTTATGACGGGACCCGTGTCGTCAATTCCAGGAGACCAGACCGCTTTCGCCGAGTGGTGCTACGGTAAAAAGTTTAGCTCTCAGTGCCGCAACGATCCCAAAAATTGTGACGCCGACTACTGGGGTGCTCAAACGGACGTCTTTTCTGGTATTGACATGGCTGGTAATAAACGTTCTGGTATGACCAACTAATTTCTTTTATGGTTGTATATAAATGGCGTATCAGCTGCAGCCAGGTCTTTTGAATGTTGATCGAGGAAGTTTTCCAAACAACAGTGCATACGATGCCATCACGGTGTACCCGCAACCCAGCTCTCTCAACACGTGTTGCCGCGCCAGCACCATGGAGTACGGAACGGCGCCATACATGGCTGGAAAGGGTGCACCCAATCACCTCATCATGGTCGACGACGAACTCCGTTCCCAAAGCACGAAACAGTTCAAAAAGGAGCTCGTTCTGACATACGCGCGAGGATTCTTCCCCCTGCAAGACGTTTCTCGCGCAGGTCCAGCCCACGTCATCTCGTGGGACCCCGGGAGCACTCGCGCCGATAAACAAAACTTTTTGTTCAAGGCGAGGTACTGCAAGGGACCAAACGGTGTGTGCTCTCCGTACATTGATCCGCGGGGACACAATAATTAAAATATGTTCTGTCATTAAAGGATGGCTGATCCACTATCCATAGCTGCAATTCTTGGAATTGTGTACATAGGCCGTCAAATAAGTAACAATCAGGTTCAGCCTACAACTCCTCCTGTGGCGCCTACTTCTTCAGAAGATGTTGATGAGTACGACTACAATGAAGAGTCACGGGACCTCATTTTGAATCAAATGAAACAACCCGGGTACATATCAGAACCAGTAAACAAGAAACGAGAGGTTGCAAACTTTGGAGACATTGCATTTTCGACCTACCCAAACGGTGAGCCGACACACGACTTGTCAAGCAGGTACTATGTTTCCAACAAGAATAACAATCTCTCACCTACAGAAAAGGTTTTTGTGGGTCGCGGTCTCGGTATAGGCCCCGAGATTCCTGCTTCCGGTGGGTTCCAGCAACTGTACCGCGTCAACCCCAACAACGTGGGCGCGTACAGGCTCACGACTCTTCCGGGTCGCATAGCGCCGGGGGCGAGCACGACGGGGTGGAGTCAGCCGAGTGCCGGAACGTACGGAGAGGCTACGCAGTTTCCGCCTTCCAAGACCGCCTACCTCCCGGAGAGGCGCCCGGAAATTGGAAACAGGGCTCAGGGTCAGGGCGGTGCCGTCACGGGTACCACCATCCGCGAGTCCTACGTCAAGACGCAGCGAGCGACGACGCGCGCCGAGACCGGGTTGCGAACCGATGGCCTCGAGTACGCACCCGCCAAAAAGTTTGTACCTTTGCCTACGACGTCTGACGCACCGTCTCGCAACAAGGGCGACCTCAACGACGTTCAATTTTATCACACGAACAACCCAGCCCCGGGTATCCACAGTTTCAAGCACGGGTACACGAACGACCCACTTAACAAGGCGCTCAATAGTAAAAACTTTTCAGACTGCGAACTCGACGCAGTTGGGTTCAAGGTGGATGACAAGCGTGGATGCCCCGATCGCGCCGGAAATGCAGGAAGGATGAACGTTCGTGCAGGTCCGCTTCAGCAAGGGGGTGTTCTGACAGCGGTGAGGTCAGACGTGGAAAGAACTGACAATTATTTCGGAATTGCAGGTACAACTACCAACAACAATCAGAGGTACACCAACGACCAGTACTACAACTTCAACGCGTACAAAGGACAACCGGGGCGGTGCGACCTCTCAGTTGCAAAGAGGCAACTGGAAAATAACCCATTCGCGCGTTCAATTAATTAAGGTGTTACACATCGTGTTTAAAATCAAATTCTTCATGTAAAATGTTACTACTAAAAAATTTCATCTTTTTACTAGTGATCACACTCGAAATACTTTCCGTGTCTGTTTCAGTTTCTGCTTCTTCTTCAGCCGCTTCAGGCTCCTCTTCTTCGTCTTCAAAATCATCACAGTACGGAACTGGTATTTCATCATCTTCTTCGTCGTCTGTTTCAAACCTCGACCCGACCCCGCGCTTCCACGCCCTGGGTTCGGAGTCGCCGATGTCATTGAATTTTTTAAAATTCATTAATATGTTTTATCTATAGAATCTTTAAGCATTGTCTCAATCAGATTGGTAGGAGTCCACGTGTCCCAGGTGTCCGCTGCCTCATTGACATCATTCAATATCTTGTCATCACCGGTGTACTTGACAAAAGGTTCTTCGTCCTCATCAACTTCTTCAATGGAGTCTTCGTCACTTTCACTTTCACTTTCACTTTCGTCCTCTGGAAAGAGAGTCCCGATGTGTTTACCGACGAGGTTTCGGGCCGCGTATTTCATGGCGTACTGTAGGTCAACGCTTGTGATGGTTTTCCTGTTACAAGCCTTGACATAGTGACCAGCTATAATCATAGAACTTTCGAGAATGGGTTGGAGCAACCCGGTCGCGGAACTGATAAACTCGGCTTCCATTTTTTACTATTACATGGAACTTAAGTTTTAATTGCACTCGTTTGAGCAACAGGTGTACTGAACACCGGTCAGAGGGCTCCCAACACAACCACCAGATTGGTACGTGCACACGGGTGTTGTGAAATAATAGTTTGTGGTGTCGAGTTCGTTTTGGCAGTAGTTGCACATCCAAGCGCACCCGGTTCCCTGACCAATTGTGAAGGACACACACCGAGACACAACACTAGTACATCCAAGAAGAGTAACAAGTAGTTTGAAGAACATTTGTATTCAGCATCAATTTAATTACCAGGTATCGACGTGACATTGTCTATGAAGAGTACGCCACCGAGCCCGTTTTGGATGCGCAATATGTTGTATGACTTTGCGTAGATTCGAACATTGCGAGAGTTTGGATTCGCCGTGAGATTCAACCAGATGTTTTGATTCATGATTCGACTCATGTTCACTTGGCCAGTCGGAAGGTAATTTTCTGGGTCGATAGAGAAACTGTAGTTGTAAAAGTACGTGTCGGGAACGCGCGTGTGGTTGTTGTAAAACTGAACAGTTCCGAGATACAACGCGTCTGCAACGGTCGGTGAGATGATGTCTTCACCGTTAAACTGAAGTTGCAAGTTGACGAGTTGGTCACCGCCTGTAGAAGTGTTCTGATAATTCCAGTAATCATTGATCGCGAGAACATTTGAATCCTGAATGATAAAGAAGAGTTCCTTGACTGGGTTTACAAAGTACAACTTGTACCCGTTGAGAGTCGTGGCACCGGCTGGTATAACCGTCGCAGCCTGTTGAAGTTGTGTGATGACATAATCAATCTTGGCACCTTGAATGTAACTGACTTCTTCGTCGGCCAAAAAGACGTACTCCACAGGCATACTCGCTTGAAACTGATCAGTTCCAACCTCGGTCGGGTACTGCACAACGCCTGTGTACTGAGGAATTCCTATAGAGTACTCCTGAGCATTGTAGCCTATCGTAAAAAACTGGTTCAGAGAAGGTGAATATGATATACTATTAGATGTATAAGTGAGACCAATATTTATCCAAGAAACTCCTCCATTGATAGAGTACTCTGATACGTTCGATATGACATCATTCGAACAAGCAACCTGTGTCACATTGTAAATTTGTCCATATGTTGAAGACCATGCTGTATAAGGTCCAACGACCCCTGGTATCTGAATGAGAGATGAAGAACCTATCGTGTACGTGTACATGTTTCCGGTGCTGTCACCTATGACATATGCATTGAGTCCGGGTGACCATGAAACGGTCACAAGATTAACTGTTAGGTACAGTCCAGAAACAGTTGTCGCTACAAAAGATGGACTTGAGAAACTGATAACACTATTGTACCTAGTAAATGCACCAAATAAGCCAGATCCTATTGCCAAAAAGTTTGTTCCGTCACTCGCAACTCCAAAGTAACGTATACTAAATTGACTGTCTACAGGATCATCAACAGCTGTAAAAGTACTCGTGGGTCCATTCAAAGCTATGGCAGCTTTTTTCATGCTATCAGGTCCGGGATTACCGAGACTCACAACTAAAGTCGCACCGGACGAACTCTGTGCGATGCCTGTTATTACATTTGAAAACGCTATAGAACCAATCCCAGATGAAAAATAATCGAAATGTGTCGAGTTGTAGTCGTAGTAGTACACGTTACTTTTTGAATTGACTGCTACACACGCAAATAACTGAGAAGCGGGCAACCACGTTACGTCTGAAAGTGAATCACCATACGTAGAAGTTCCTATTATAGTAGTGGATTGTGGACCTTGTGAATAATTAGGTGGGAACGTCCAGTTGACAGAAGAAACAGCAACTACATTACTCTGAACGTACCCACCCGCAATGAGATTATCAAGAGGCTGAAACTGTATTCTGACTTCAACCTCGGAACGAGTCAGGGCACACAGGGGAATCGAGAGCGCCTCGTTTCGGATAAAGTAAAAAGGCAACGCGACTATGAACGTCCTCGGGTAAAACCCGTACGCTGGCTGCTGGACGCCGGGCGAGTACGCCGTGGCCGATCCGAGACCGTACAGGTTTGAAGTTGTGCCAGACATGTACGTGAGTGCAACTTGTTGCGAGTCGCTGATAAAGGTCTGGTCATAGATCTGCATGTATTCTCCGTTGATGCGCTCTATAACCTGTCCCCCGATCACCAAGTCCGCGTACTGTATAATGGCGTTACCAATTCCGTCAGTGTATCCTCCGAACGTCAGAGCCGGGAGTGTGAATTTCACGTAAATGTTTCGTATGAGCTGACCGTTTCGCGGTATCACGACGTTGACCCAGCTCCCAAAGTCTATGTTCGTCTGATTAAAAGGGACGTTCAAAGTTTCGAGCGCAAACTTTGTGTGACGATTGAACCGTTTTATAAAGTATGTCACGTCGGGACTTCCGGTGAGGTACTCGTCTTGAAGGCCGACTACCGAGAGTTGTATGCTTCCACTCGACATTACTATTAGTAGGGAATATAAAGTTTAAACTTGTTTATACATAAAGATGGAACCACTTCTCGATCCGAACCCAGGGCGATTCTGTGCGTTTCCTATCAGGTACCAGGCCATATGGGAAATGTACAAAAAGGCAGAGGCGAGTTTTTGGACAGCAGAGGAGATTGACCTCGCGAGCGACAATTGGGAAAGTCTGAAATCAGGTGAGCAACACTTCATCAAGCACGTCCTCGCGTTCTTCGCCAGTTCTGACGGCATCGTGTTGGAGAACCTCGCGGTCAGATTCATGAAGGAGCTTCAGATACCTGAGGCGCGTTCTTTTTACGGGTTTCAGATTGCCATGGAGGGCATCCACAGCGAAGTGTACTCTCTGCTGATTGACACGTACATCAAAGACTCTGAGGAAAAGAAACACTTGTTCAACGCCATTCAGACTGTTCCGGTCATCAAGAAAAAAGGAGACTGGGCTCTCAAGTGGATCGGGTCGGACCGTTCGTTCGCCGAGCGCCTGATTGCGTTTGCGTGCGTCGAAGGCATCTTCTTTTCGGGTAGTTTTTGTTCCATCTTTTGGCTCAAGAAGAGAAACCTGATGCCGGGACTCACCTTTTCGAACGAACTCATTTCGCGTGACGAAGGTCTCCACCGCGACTTTGCGTGTCTCCTGTATACGCACCTGAACAAGAAACTCGATCCACAAGTAATCACACAGATTGTGACAGAGGCGGTCGAGATTGAGAAGGAGTTTGTGTGCGAGTCTCTTCCCGTGAGTCTGATTGGCATGAACAAGGATCTCATGAGTGACTACATAGAGTTTGTGGCTGACCATCTTTTGGCGACACTGGGTCTTGCAAAGTTTTACAACACTGTGAACCCATTTGACTGGATGGAACTCATCAGTCTCCAGGGTAAAACAAACTTTTTCGAAAAGAGGGTTGCGGATTACCAGAAAGCTGGAGTCATGGCATCTCTCAACCCCGAAGAGTCGCATATCTTTGTCATGGATGAAAACTTTTGAACTGGGTGTTAAAGATTATGCAGTAAAACTAACAAATGGTTCGCGTTTGCATTATTTTCGCTGGTCGCGAGGATAGGATGTCCATCTTGATGATGTATCTTCGAAAAGCTCTCGAAAAAAAATACCTAGATCAGGTTCATGTATGGGAGTGTTGTAGAAACGAAAGCGATCGCGCGTGGGTCAATTCTTTAGCTGATACTGACATACACATCAAGAAGGCGAAAGAGTATCAGGAAATATACACGTACTATCAGGATTCTGACGATGTATTTTTGAAACTCGATGACGACATTGTGTACCTCAACATAGATGAGGTTTCAAACATCTTTAATTTTCTAGATAAACAACCAGATAATGTGATGTTCATATCTCCCATATGTATAAACAACCCGACGCATTACAATCTTACAAACATTCCCGCTTTACTGGGTCATACATGTTCAAGTTGCATAGATACAATGGCGGACGTTCCGTACTTGAAACAAGTTCATGCGTTGTTTACGCAACACTTTGACAAAGTTCGACCGACTGTTTTCACGCCTCTTATAAACAGGCCGTATGAACCGAGGGGACTGCGTTCACCGAAATCCGACTATGGTTCATGTGGTCACTCCATAGGTTGCGCATGGGGTATTGAATATCAAGGATACATACCCATCAATACTATATTTTTTAGAAAACAACTATGCAAACATGTAGCAGATAAAAAGGCGGGAGACGTTGACGAGATGTATGTCAACTACCCAGAGTTGGGTGATAATTGGGTTAATTTAGTGTATCCATGTATATTCGGGTCCCATCTGTCGTACGGTGGCCAAGAAAAACAACTAAACGTTTCTGAAATTATACAAAGCTACAAAACACTTGCTACTTTTCTTTTGTGTGAAAAGTAGGTAACTAAATTCCTGCGTACACAGTAGCCATGAGCAAACTTCAGCTCAAGAAGTTTAACCCGGCCAATATGGCTGACGACAAGATTTGTGTTTTCATCGGGAAGAGGAACACCGGAAAGTCTGTTCTCGTGACTGACATATTGTACCACAAGAAACACCTTCCCGCCGGGATAGTCATGTCTGCGACCGAAGATGGAAATCATCACTACAAAAAGTTTGTTCCGGACCTGTTCATATACGGTGACTACGACCGTGAGGCCATAGAAAGGGTCCTGAGTCGTCAAAAGTCACTCGTGAGTCAGGGAAAACAAAACTGTAGTGCGTTTATACTTTTGGACGACTGCATGTACGACCGCAAGTTTATGAAGGACACATGCATCAGGCAGTGCTTCATGAATGGGAGACACTGGAAAATCTTCTTTATGTTGACGATGCAGTACTGCATGGACCTGACACCAGACCTTCGCGCCAACATAGATTATGTGTTTGTCTTGCGCGAAAACATCTTGCAGAACAGAGAAAAGATTTACAAAAACTTTTTTGGAATCTTCCCAAGCTTTGAGATGTTCAATCAGGTTTTGACCTCGTGTACTGAAAACTTCGAGTGTCTGGTCCTCGACAACACGTCGCGAAGTAACAGAATAGAAGATTGTGTATTCTGGTACAAGGCGAAATTACACTCCGACTTTCGAATCGGTTCACCGGCTCTGTGGAATTTCCATCAAAAACATTACAACCCGAGGCATGACACAGAACCAACACAGAGAGCCGATCAGCCCAAGAAGAGGACCCCAACAGTGACTGTTATGAAGGGGCGTTAGCTATGGACACAATCTCAGGTTTTGTCTTCTGGCATCAACTTCTCTGCAGTAAACTTTGTTCACTGTATGGGAATGGTGGACCATTGTCATCTTGAGCAATGTGAGTCCAGAAGGAAATCATGACATAGAAAAAACTCTCGTAGATTGTGGAGTATGACCAGTATAATAGCAACTCTAGTGAGTTCAGACATTGAAACTCTTTCAGAAATTTGCAAGAAGCACCTGGATAGACAACGTCTTATCGAAGAAGGATGCACACACTGCGAAATGTTTATATCTGGAAATGTAATCACATTAGTAGAACGATGGAAGACTAATGAAGATTATGTTATTCACCAAAACTCTGAAAACCTCAAACTTTTCAAGACTCTTATAGAACCTTTGATTGAGAGTCTCACTATTGAGTTTTCATAAAGAAATCTATGTTCACTGTTATGAAAACCTACCCGGTTCATACTTGAGCAAAAACACTCCTAACATAGTTATGAAAAGCCCAAAGTACTGGTACGGGTTGCTCAGTCTATTGCCTAGAATCAAGTATGCTGCCACCGATTCAATGATTGCGCTCATACCGTCCCATATTCCGTTTACGAGCAACACATTTCCCGTTTGAAAACTCCATATGAGGGCTGCAACCACACCCACGTACCCGAGAACTCCGAGACCTAGTTTTGATAAAACACCCGTCGACGCGTAGTCTTTCAACATAAAGTCTCCGAAAACTTCGAGTACTGACAGAATACCTATTCTAAGAAGACTCATTTAGTACTTGAAAAGAAATTATATAAGTGCGACGCATTTCATTTCATAAAAACTTTGCACTATGTATTACCATGGAAACCATGAATCTAAGTGACAGTGGTGACTCCATGACTCCACTCTTCTCAGTACCTGTGTCGGGCAAAGGCAAACAGCCCGAGCCAGCAGGAGCTTCAGGTGGGAGTCTTGTGTACAAGCCAGAAGTGGAGTTACCCGAAAAAAAAGCTCCTGAAAAAAATAAAAGTAAATCAAAAGAAATGGACTCCACACCTCTGAGCGATGTTATGATGTCAGGTGAGGACTTTCTTCCCCCAGCCGGTGGCAACCCCGACCCGAGGTTCATGATGGGTCCGAACCCAGCCTACATTCAGCAGCAGATGCCCACGCCTGTCGGGTACCAGCAGCCGCAGAAGCCGGTCGTTCAGAGCAAGAACCCCATGAACCTCACAGACGATCAGATGGAGGCTCTTCTCGCCGGCGCAGCCGCACTTCTTGCTTTTTCGGGATTTACACAGGGTAAACTTTCCACGCTCGTTCCCAAGTTTCTTGACGAGACCGGCAAGCAGTCTACCATCGGCATGCTCGTCACTGCTCTCTTGGCCGCGATCATCTTTTACTTTGGTCGCAAGTTTGTTGTCAGGGATTAAGCACTCTTGTACACGTTCGAATTGTACATGTCAATCTGAGTTGACAGCCCGGCCACTGCAAGTACGAATATGGAGATGGGAACCCACGTGTTCGCAGAATCATTGTCTATTTTCAACGTGAAACGAATACCGAGCGAGACGATCAGGGCAGCCACAGATGCCAACATTATGACGTTCGGTGACAACCAGAAACTCCCCCTCCTACTCAGGAAAGAAATAGAGATGGGATACAGTGTCGTAAGCAACGCGGTTGCGATGACGGGGTTTGCAGTCTTGTAATGCGTGATGAGAGGTGGCATCACCATCACTATTGTCCACATCAAGACACCAATAAACAACTGATACATGGAAGTCTGCATTTTACTGTAGACAAATAATTTAAATCAGTCTTGAATAAACTGTCCACAAAATTCCTTTCGTTCTGGAATTCTCTGATACAGTCCTATGGAACTGCACAACTCCCTCAATTCTGAAAAATTCTTCCAAAATTGTTCAGAATGCGAGTACTCGTCCACTGTCGAATGACTCAGTTCGTGCAAAAGCACGTGAAACACGTCGTTTGGAGTTCCGTCGAGGCACACTCCGATCTCGTACCCTTTGTTCGAGTTGTACCCGAGGTCGCCGGATTCCCTGCCTACTATGATTATGGGTCTCTCAAGGACCCAAAACTTTTTAGAAACCGTCGCACGGTTTTTGTGAATGTAGTCTCTCAGGGATTCGTACCTGCGTTTGACTTCGCGCAGGTTTGGCGGGTCTCTCGTGATAAACACGAGATACATGTCGAGAATGATAAGAAAAAGAATGACCCACCTCATTTATCATGTACGGACAAAAATAAACTGGGAATACATTCGAGACACCTGCGTTCCGTGTAACGGTTCCCACGACTCTAAGTGAACGCCGTGCTCGTGAAGCTCGGTGACGAGAAGGTCCTTGTACGCGATGGGTTCCGACCTGAATTCTCCGTTGTAAAAGGGTGTGTCAGCCAGCATCACAAAGAGTTTTTCACCAAAGTTTCCGAAACCCGTGTTGGTCTCGTTCCGTTTCATCATGTTTCCGAGATTGTCTTGAAAAGGTGTGCACATGAGAATGGACTCGGAGTCGGGAATGATTCCTATGAGTTTTCCGCCTTTTTTGAGTCGGTCCTTGATTGCTCTTATGCTACTCTTGAAAAGCTTTTGGTTTTCAAAAATGTAATGAAGCGAAAAGTTGTAACACACCACGTCGTATTTTTTGTTCGAGGGGCACTTGATAATGTCACCGTGATAAAACGTGGGTACAAGTTTCATTTTTGACGCGCGAGCCCTGGCCTCTTCCAGGGTCTGTTCACTCGGGTCGCACATGTCGAGCGACCTGACACCGCACATGTACCACTTTTGTAGGTCGCCTCCGAAACCACAGCCAACATCTAGAACAGCGTCTCCTTTGCGAGTGGTGTTCTGAATGAGCTGACGCTTCACAGCGTTGTGATGTTGTCTAATATCTTCCATTGTTAAAGTATATGCTCTTATTTCTATACATGTATGCTCGAGATCCTGTGTCGAAAAAAATTGAGGAGGCTATCAAGAGACTCGAGGCCCTCGCCAAGCTGAACAAAGTTCTCGGACTCAGCACAGATGTCCCATTTAAATAAAAATGTTGTGGTACTCTAAAATGCAAATCGGCGCTCATGCACTTATACTTTTCATTGCAATCATGTCAATTGCCTCAAACGCTATTGGCATCTCAACGATTAAAGATGAAAGCAAATCGTCGGAGAAGTTTCTCATTGCAAACCTCGTTTTTTCAATCTTTTTGGTCCTTATTTTTGGATTTTTCATTTACAAGGATTTTAGGCCAAACTCGGCCGCCGCGGCGACATCGGCAATCACGAGCAGATTCTAAAACATTCCCAGTGATTTATACTTCTATTTGAAAGTTCCGAAAACTCATCTATAGTGTAAGTGTCTCCCATGGACTTGTTGCACTTTGAACACACAGGTCGCAGGTTGTCGATGCTCGTTCTTCCTCCTTTACTTTCGGGGACATTGTGACCCACCTCGAAAGTAAATGGTGTGATCATGTTTTCGCACCACTTGACGTAACACTTGTTCTTGAAATTCTTGTCTCCGAAAGTAACCAGCCACACTTGTTCTCTGATGGCTAAAGGAATCTTCTTTTTTTTCATATGTGTACCATGTACACGACTTCTCTAAATGATCCACCACCACGTCTTCTTGGGGCAGTATCCAATCCCCTGACACACCTCATCGGGAGAAAACCTGTCAAGTGCGAGGTTCACTAGGTCCCTGCACACAGTCCTTTCGTCGTTTGGAAGGCCAACACACGCGTTAGAACTCAGTGCGGTCTCGGTCCTGTTCACGACCGATACACACTGCTCGCATGTGAGGCGTTTCACACTTGGGCTCCAGGTCTTCGGATCGTTTCCGAGACGCTGACAGTAGACTGACGAAATCACGACAAGCGGGATGAGATACTTGAGGACCATTTATTAAAATACAAGTTTATTTTTTAATAGGACAGTACCCGAGATCCCTACACACTTCTTTCGGGAGAGCCAGAGACACCACGTCTCGGCACATTTGCCTCTCGGCATTCGGAAAACTGCTACATACACGTGTCACTACAGAAGTTTCAGTCTTGTTGACTGTAGAAACACACCAGTCGCACCTTGCATCTTGGTTTCCAATAAACCTTCCAGCATACACTGACGAAATTGCAAGAAGCGGGACGAGATACTTGAGGACCATTTATGAATATACTCGGCTATTTTTTAACATGATCTCGAAGGTCACTCACACAGAATGGACACTTGACTGACAAAGCAAACCATTTCAGAGTGCACTCTGTGCATATTGTCTTTTTGCAACACGGCAATCTTTTTGAGGTTTCGCGCTTTTCCATGCATATAGGACACTCATTGAAGTCTTCCACTTTTGAAAACGAGTCGACGCGAGACGTCTCGAGCCCCACCCGAACTGGTTCCCAAAAGTCTTCATCTTCTAGAAAGATATACACGCCTATAAACATGTCGAGTAAGTATTCCATTTAAATATGTAATCTTCGTTCTGTACGTGATGACCACTGTACCCGTACTCTTCAAGAAGTCTGAAGACTTTATCTATATTGACTGGAAAAATTTCGACAAGTAAGACGGGTCTATGTTGCAGTATCACATTCCTAGCACCTTTGAGAACGTGATACTCGAACCCTTCAACGTCGATTTTTATGACTGATATTTTGTTCGTAAATGTATCTTGTAAAAAGTCGAGAGGCGCGAGACTGAAAAAGACTTTGTCACACACTGAGAAAGATGTACTGTGTGCATACTTGAATGTTTCATCAAGAGTTGAACTGAAGAGATTGCATCCTTGATTGTACGAATTGGTAGACATGGAACCTACATTGTGTTTATCAGAGAGACCAAAGTTGTACAGTTTGATGTTATCATATAAACGTGTATTGTATCTCAAAAAGTTGAATGTTTGGTTGTCGCACTCGAAGCAGTGTATAGTACCCGTGACTGACTTTCTGACCCCGAGAGTCACGAGACCTATGTTTGCGCCAATGTCGAGAAAGTCCGTTCCTGGTTCTACGTGTTGCACAATCAGATCACACAGTTTTTGCTCCCACAACGCGTCTATCTTAATAGAATGTTCATATATGTAGTCGCAATGCGTCGCGAGAACTTGATTGTACACACTTGAAAACACTTCCATATTTCATAAGAACTTAAAGATTTTAAGCTTGATTTTAGTACAAATGTCTCTCGAACAGACTTACACCACTCTCCCCGGTCAAGTTTTCGCATGCATCTCGATTGTCGGACCTGATTGTCCTCAGAAGTCAGACAAGTTTGGACTCAAGATTTACGGTTCTTTCGTGTCTCGTGACGAGGCTTCCAGTCACGCGCGTCGCCTCCAGAAAGAGGACGCCACATTTGACATTTACGTCGTCGACATGTACAAGTGGCTCCTCATTCCCCCGGACCGCGATCACATCGATGACGTTCACTACAATGACGACAAGCTCGAGGAGATTATGTCCAAGTACCGCGAGAACCAGGCTCTCGGAACCAAGATGTTCGAGGAGCGCAAGCGCGACATGATGGCCAAGCCCATCCCGGGTGAGATGCCATACATCAAGCCTGGTGACGAGAACTCCAAGTTTTACAACAAGCCGGACGAGCCACCAATCAGTCACCCGGCCGACGTTCTCAAGAGGCTGCAAGAGGAGAAGCCCGACGCACCCGTCGCCGAGCTCATTGTCGAGGCCGACGCCATTGTTGCGGAGGAGATCAAGGAGCGTCAGCGCGTGAGGCTCGAGGCGCTCGCGTGTGCCGAGAAGGAGGAGGAGGCAGGTCCCTCGTCTTCCGATTAAAATGCTGGTATGTAATAATGATATCAATAATCTTGAATATTTTTACGTTGCTCGTGGTTGCGCTTGTTTTCTATATCACATTTATAGCTTTTAACAAAAGAAAAGCTAGAGATGAAACATGGTTGCAAGTTTTCAAGAGGATCTGGTCTTCAAAAAAAGAAGTAAACGAAGCATTGTCAAATAAAGAACCCGAGTACGGTGACCTGGGTACATACGTCGATTACGACTGGGAAGAAGTCCCAAGTATCTCGATAAAAGAAGCTGATAAACAAGACAGTTTGATGGGATTTATGTATGAAAACCAAGGTAGTGTGAATTACGCAGGCACCAAAGGTTGGTAATTATGATGCTCGTAGTATAACTGGCGTGGACATGCTCTTTCCAATAAAAAAGGCCAACAAGATGGCCGACACGAAAATAATCCAGTGAATCCTCCCAAGATCAGAAAAAATGTCGCCTTTTTTCTCTTCTTGAACTGGTGGCGGATGTTGATGCATCCACTGAGGCGGCGGTGCAAAGTACTGAGGCGGTGGGGGTTCATAATACTGTTCCTCTTCTCTCTCCTGACGAACAGGTTGTTTTTCAAAAGGTAAAGAATCATCTATTTGCGCAGGAAAATCCGATTCCATTATGAGTACCACATGTTCCAAGTGTTTAAGCTTCTTCTTCGTCCTCGTCGTCAACGACGAAACCCTTTAAGTTACCATTTTCGTCTTCATCAGAGTCATCATCAGACTCCTCTTCAGAGTCCTCGGAAAAATCTTCATCAGTGTCAGACTCTTCATCAGAGTCGTCGTGCTCATCGCGCGAGTAATCATCTGTGACTTCTTCCACTGGCTCGTATCTAACAGGGGGCTTAGAGATGCGTCCTGAGCGTGTTCGTACAGATGGCGCGTCCATTATATTGTGTATGCAATTATTTTTTAAGTCCTTTTTTGTACAAAATCTCACAAATCCTCGCACCGCCACTGGTTTCAAGTCTGTGTTTTCTTCCTGAAAAGTCTTTGCAAAAACCGAAGCGTCTCCCTACGGTTGTTTCACACCGACAAAAGCACGTCTGGTATATTAATTTATCGTTGATAACAAACTTGACGTGATTTGAACTGTGATTTCTTTGAATGTTTTCACAGTATCTTGAAGTTGTCTTGACCAGGTGAACATCTTTGAACTTGAACACCGAAAGTACCCTCGTGTCTTCGTTTCCATTCATGTTTTTTCGTATGAACGTCTCGAGAAGCGCAGTGAGTTCAGAGTTGTGTAGTTCGTTCTTCGTCTCCGTCACGGTGAAACCTCCTTCGCGCTTCTTTTGGACCGGCTGACACACCACAACGAGTTCGGGTATCTCTGTGCAAGTTGTTTCGGTTGTTCGAACAGTCGACATGTGGAGAAAATCCATGGTAATTTCTTGACTCGTGGGTGTCAGAAATCCGTCTTTGTACAGGAAAAAAGGAAGGTACTCGCCTTCGGTCACTTTACCACCTTCACAAGCAGAACACCCGGCTCCTTTGCACTCGCTGTGTGTGGATTTCTTGTGTGACCACGGAAGACGAAACCCACTGCCCTTTGTACCGAGCGAACCATACACGGAAGAATCAATTATCTTGGGCCAGTTGCAAGAGGAGTACACCTTTTCAAGTGTAGAAACAACATGATACATCAATTGAATAGCACCTTCCTGGTTCACGACGAGACCTTTCCAGTTGAGATGAATCCCAGTCTTGATCTTTCCATCCTTGGGTTTGGGTTCCGACACAGACACGAGACATTCGCCACTTCCAAAAGTTGCAACCTTGTCACAAATGATCTGACACACGCTCTTGACTTGTTCAAGTGAAAGTTCTTCGTCGTCTTTGTAGTCGACATCCATGAAAAAGTTGTATGTGGGCGTCTTTTGCTCAACGACAAACACCTTTTCACCAGCCTTGACACTATGAATGTAAACCTCATAAAATTCTCGTAATTTGTCAAATGGAATAGATAAGACCCCGCCGTCCATCAAGACATGTGACAAATTCCGTGCGTTATTAAACCCGTTTTTTCTACACCACTCACGAAGTACCGTCATCTTTTGTTTTACACGTGCCTGTACTCTCTAATTGTTCACTTTCAAGCATGAATAAAATTCTGGATTATCGATAATGTTTTTTACAATGAGATTCCAACGAGGTTTCTTGTTAAACTCCTCTAGAGTATCAAATGAAATGTCATCGTTTTCATCATACGCCTTTTTTATATGAACACCTTCACGTTTGTTGTGCTCCATCTTGAGTCTATTTTCGTGAAAGCGTTGTATTATGTTCTCTTGTTCTTCTTGTGTAACATCCAGATTAATGATATACACATGATACACAAGAGTAACAATGATTCCTTCTGAACGATCTTTTCGAGTCTCTTCTGGAGAACGATACGTGCTCACAAATTGAAATTCAGAAAACTCATCAGTCTTAATGTTGACAACTCCTCGAGTCTCTTCTTCAAGTTCTCTGAGTCCACATTTCAGGGGACTCTCGACTTCAGATTTCTTGCATCCCCCTGTTACAAATATCCACTCCTGATGCCGGCTGTCTCGTACAGTCAGAAACCTGGGAATGGGTGATCTCACCACGGGTACTATGATTGCTTTGTGACGTGTTTCTGGTCGGTAACTCATCGAGTCTACCTTCTCAGGACAATTTATTCATCTGTTTCACCCGCAGGCTCCTTCTTCTTCGAAGGTTTCACGGGTGTGGGTGCAGGGGCAACCGGGGCGACCTGGATCACAGGTGGTGGCGGAACAGACAACTTTTGCAACTCGAGTTTGACTCCCTGTACATCCCTGTACATGTAAAAGACTGCAAAAAGTGCGACTGCGATGGCAACCATCATCATTGTTTCCTTGTTCATCGAAAACATGTTACTTGTACTCAATTTATTTTTGCTCTTAGATAACCGCACCCATGAACGTCTTCACCTCACCCTTGCATCCTCCATCGGGTGGGTTTACGCCAAACTGAAGCTCTTGGAACCTCCCGGACTCACACTGTTTACCAGGCGTTGGATCTTGAGAACACCTGGGCACCTGAGGAGGAATGTACTTCTCGAGATTGCGAGAACGCGGGTCATATGTCAACAAGAAGACAAATGCAACAAGAATGGCGACCCAGATGATAGTATTCATATGTATTTTCAAGTTATTTTTTCTTCGAGGGCATTTTGCCTTTGGATGGATCGGCTGGTGCCGGTGCCGGTACCGGGCAGTTGCAGACCGGGCAAGGTGCTGCTGGCTTCATGAACTTGTACGTAAGGTATCCAAGGATAAACAAAACCAGTAGGGCCACTGCGATCATCATCATCTTACCCGGTGATTTAAAAAGGGAGTTGTTGCTGCTGTAGTTGTTCATTTATATACGCGAACAATTTTAGTTTGCGTACAAAAGTCCTCCCATTCCATTTTCAATCTTGAGGATGTTGTAGTTGACTGCGTACAAAGTATTCACAAAGTTGTTGCTCGAAACGAGACGAGCCGAATCAATTCGGCTAAAGTTGAGAGTTCCTGTCGGCTGAATTTTGGTCGTGTCGAGGCAAAAGGGAATCAAGAATGCATTATTGGAGGGTGTCGTGACTGGGCACGAGAAATACGATGGAACCATGTCAAAGTGAGGTGTGTAGGATTTTTGCTCTCCAATGTCAACACCGTTAATCTGAAGTAGCATTGTATCAAAGAAGTTTGTTGATGGTGTAGCAGCGGTTGTCTGGTTCGTACCAATCAGACAGTTTCCTGTGTACCCGTTCGTGATGAATTTGATAGGGTGGTTAAACACGAGGTTCTGAACTTTGGTACCTGAAGCGGTCTGTTTCTGAACCTGGTACACGAGGTGGTTCTGGGGGCGCATAGCAAACTCTTCGCGCTCTGCCGTGTCCAAGACGATAAAGTTGGCCCAGGCTTCGAAGATGTTGCCACTGGTGATACTCGAACTCCAGTAAATACGAATTTCAACATCGTGGTACTGAAGAGAGATGAGCGGTAGCGCAGACTGCCAGTTTTCACAGAACCAGAAACGAAGAGGATAAAAGTACCCGGTCTGTCCCACTTGACCAGTGCTAAACTCAGCCTTGTTCTCTGTGGAACACAAGAGTGGATCAGCGATATAGTTGATGAATGTATTGTCTTGTGAATCGATAATCTGTCCACCAATCAAAAAATCAATATGATCAATGTCGGTTGCAGCAAACTGAACCTGAGTGCTACCGGTGCGTTTCGTGAGATACACGTAGCTGACCAGGTCGCCTTTGCGCTCGAGACGAATGGAAGACATGGAGGCCGGGTTCACAGCACCCTGAATAATCTGACGCTGTACGACGTGTGCAAAGTTCGTGTGACGCTTGTACGTAGAACGAAAGAATGAAACCTCAGGCTTTCCTGTGAGCCAGACATCCTGAGCGCCGATTGCAACGAGCTGAGTAATACCACCCGAAGACATTTATATTGTACTCACATTTTAAAAAAATGGGACTTCATCAACACAAGTTTTTACGTAGTGTGTGAAATCGTAAGATGAATGAGTTCGTTTCGGCACCATTAAAATGAACCAGGTTTCCGTTTTTGTCGACCCAGTTGACTGTCAGACGGTCTAGCTTCTGAATAGGATACATGTAATCTATGAACAAGTCGTAGTCAACCTCCTTTTTGAATCTCTTGATGAATCCACTTGAAACATCCATGGGTATCATTCCAAACGACCTGTTTGCAGTTGAAAACCAAGATGGGGACAAAGTATTCGTTGCTGTTGCATTCGAGGAGTTCAGAGATGAAAAAGGAGATCCCACTGGAGCGCATTCGTTGAACATTGTTCGGAGTTCCTGGATGTCAAGAAAGATTCCGTCTATAGGATTCATTTCCACAACGTATTCAGACTTGATGTAATAATTATTAGGAGGCTGAAAAGCCAAGTCATTCACGAACTCACTCGTAGATGCATCGGTTGCAACTACCGAGCAAGGATAACTGAATCCCATCAGGGACGCGAGTTCCTGAGTCATGATGTTCATGGTAAAAGGGGTCGATCTCGTGAACAAAAACTTTCCTTCGCCCCCTAAAAAGGATACAGTCACATTCGAAGCCAGATACGTTGCGTTGTAGACCGCAGTTGAAAGTGTGCACGAACTGTAAAATCCGGGAGCGATGTTTGAGAGTGTAAGGTTTGTGTCAATTTCATTGGTGAACCCTATGACCTGAATACCGTCATTCACGTTGTACACTGTGTTTGGCACGCTTGCGTACAAAAGTTCTACGGTCGTGATATCCTTAATCGGTGTGGTGAGATAAAGAGTATACGAGTTTCCGTATGGATATTTTGTAAGGTCTCTATTGGTTGACGTGACATATATGTTCTTGTTTTCAAGCGGACACGATGACATCTGTAGTGTGAAGATTTATTTTTTACTCCCCGAGTGGTGCATCTTTTCCGACGAGCTTGTAATCCATGGAAGCTCTGACAACCTCCTGATCGTCACAGAAGCCGCCTGGGGTCAGGCCACCAGTGTAGTACGCGCTCATGACCTGACGCTTGCCGGTCTTGGGATCGACCATGTCGGCCGATCCCGGGTTGCACTTGAGCTGAGGGCCGAGCTTGCTCTCGAAAGCCTTGGAGAAAAAGTTGGAAAACTTCGAGTCTGAGATGTTCGTGGTGACTGGGTACCCAAGCATGTAATTGCTCTTTGCGCCGCACATGACAAACACGATGACCGCGATCACGACGACTGCAAGAATCACGGAGCTGTATTTCATCTTCATTTACTATCACAAAATATAAAAATTTGAGAGCGAAGCTCTCTAAGCAGAGCGCGTTAAAGATTTCCGATTACTTTCAATAATAGATATAATGGATGACATAATCCTGGAACGCGACACCCCCGTGCAAGTCATGAAACTCAGTGACGACGAGCAAGCCATGATGAACGAAATAGAAATAACGTCGAAACCCGCGGCTCCCAGGCGCAGACCCCCTCCCGCACAACCGAGGAGGTTCGATCCCCAGCCTGAAATTGACGCGTTTACCAACCCAGTCAAAAGGTCTCGTCCTCCCCCACAACCCCAGTACATGGAGGAATCTGAGGACGAGGAGCAGTACGCGGAAGAAGACCCACAGGGTCACCCTGGAGGTTTTCAAGAGAACACGGGCGGTGGAGGCGGTGAGGAAGTTCCTTCAGAAGGATACACGAGCATCGATGACGAAAAGGCGGATCTTCTCAACAAACTGAGTCGTCTTGAGAAGAAGGGATTCAACGTCAACAAACGTCTCAACGCATACTCTGATATTTCCGAGATTCGAACCGAGTACAAGCGCATTCAGTACAGTATCGAAGCTGAGCAGTCCATCAAGTTTTCGAGGAGGATGCTCATCGCGTGTGTGACTGGAGTCGAGTTTCTCAACAAGCGGTACAACCCGTTTGATATCATGCTCGAAGGCTGGTCCGAGAGCGTCATGGAAAACGTAGACGATTATGACGGTGTGTTCGAGGAGCTGTACGTCAAGTACCGAACCAAGATGAATGTGGCTCCTGAGATTAAACTCATCATGATGCTCGGAGGAAGCGGTATGATGTTTCACCTGACGCACAGCATGTTCAAGGCTGCAATGCCAAACCTGAACGACGTGATGAAGCAGAACCCAGACCTCGTCAAGAATATGATGAGCGCGGTCCAGAATACACAGCAGAGACCGGGTGGCGCCCGCGAGGACACGACTCAGAGGCCGCGCGGGGGCGGGGACGGCACGAGTTCTCGACGTGAGATGCAGGGCCCTGGTCTCGACATCTCGAGCCTCATGGGCGGAATCATGATGCCCCCTCCTCCCCCACTGAACACGAAAGCTCAGATTCTCGAATCAGTTCCTGAAATCTCCGTAGAAGATGACGACATCTCTGACATTATTTCAGTCTCAGGTGAGTCGTTTGGAGGTGACACCAAAGAGGTCAAAGTGACGGCCAAACGCCGCGGTGGTGGGCGCAAGAAGAAGACCAACGAGGTTTCGTTGTAATAAAAAAACTACGATTATTATAAATGGCGCTTGCATACTTTCCATTAGAACCAGACAACCAGCCTTCTCAACAGGTTGTTGCGCCTCAGGACCCACCGCCACCGCCTCCCAAATCTTTTGATGGAGAAACGACCGAGTGCAATTATCTGGTTCTTATGTTTGTGGTCGGTGTACTGTTCCTCGCATTCACAGATTCTATGAGGAAGTGATCCATTTGTAGGGACCTTCTCCCGATAAACGAACCTCTTTTTTCAGAGGTTCTACTTCTATAGATCCACGTTTTCCGTAGACGACCCAAAAGAATTCACCAGGTGGTCCGTACACTGTGAATTGTCCGTCAGTTACCCTACTTGTTCCTAGGAGCCTCGGCCCTCCTATAGGTGTCACATGTACTGTAAAATCTTGAGCCAAAGATTCTACATACCCCGGAAGCCTAACAACAACACTCGTTTGATCGATTTTTGATTCACCTCTGTAGTATACACCCGATTCCGGACCCTCGAGACACGCATGAACGAGATGTCTGTCAGGGTCGACCGGGTGATCGATGACGAATGTTTTTGCAGTTGAATACTGGATTTCAGATGTATCAGTATTGTAAAATAATACGTTTGATACTCCTGCCGTTGCGTTTGAACGCAACGGCGAAGCGTACAGTCCGAATGTCGCGGGGCTCACAGCGACACCGCTTGCATTAAGAACGATAGAGTTTGCAGCCTGGTTAGTTTGTCCAGCCTGGTAACCCATCGCAACCGCGTATTGACCTTGGGTAAATTGTCCAGCACCGGCACCAACTGCAACCGCGCGAAAACCTTGGCTGTAAACTCCGGCATTGTTACCAACTGCAACCGCTCCTTCACCCTGGGTAAATTGTCCAGCTATCCAACCAACTGCAACCGCGTTTGTACCTTGTCTATTTTGACCAGCACCGTAACCAATCGCAACCGCGTTTGTACCTTGGTTAGTTTGTCCGGCGATGTTACCAATCGCAACCGCGTTTGTACCTTGGCTAGCATTTCCAGCAACGTAACCAATTGCAACCGCGTACGGCCTCTGATTATTGCCTCCAGCGGCACCACCAACTGCAACTGCGTTTTCGCCCTGATTAGTACTTCCAGCTTGGTTACCAACCGCAACCCCGTTTACGTTTTGACCAGTACTTCCAGATAGGAAACCAATCGCAACCGCGTATTGGCCCTGACTAATAGTTCCAGCACCGTTACCAACTGCAACCGCACCTTCACCCTGGGTATTTTGTCCAGCCTGGTAACCCATCGCAACCGCGTACTGACCCTGGGTAGCATTTCCAGCATAGTTACCAATCGCAACCGCGCTTTCACCCTGAGTAGTTTGTCCAGAGAATCTACCAACCGCAACCGCACTATAACCTTGGGTATACTGACCAGCCTGGTAACCAATTGCAACTGCGTTTGTACCTTGTCTAAGGGAGCCAGCAAAATAACCAACCGCAACCGCATCTAAACTTTGACCGATTTCGCCAGAATAGAAACCAACTGCAATCGCGTTTGAACCCTGGGTAGTGTATCCAGCCCGGTAACCCATCGCAACCGCGTTTGTACCTTGGCTAGCATTTCCAGCATCAGCACCAACCGCAACCGCGTACTGACCCTGTGTAATGTATCCAGCGCCGACACCAATCGCAACCGCGTTTTGGCCCTGGCTGGCTGCTCCAGCATCAGCACCAATCGCAACCGCGTATTGACCCTGACCAGTATTTCCAGCATTGGCACCAATCGCAACCGCGTATTGACCCTGAGTATACCGTCCAGCAGCGTCACCAACCGCAACAGCGAATATACCCTGAGTGATTTCTGCAGCATAGGAACCAATTGCAACTGCATTTGAACCCTGGGTAGAGTTTCCAGAAGCATTACCAATAGCAACCGCGTATTGACCCTGGGTATTTTGTCCAGCCTGGTAACCCATCGCAACCGCGTATTGACCTTGGGTACTTTGTCCAGCACCGGCACCAATAGCAGTCGCGCGAAAACCTTGGCTGTAAACTCCGGCATTGTTACCAACTGCAACCGCTCCTTCACCCTGGGTAAAT